AAGCATTCTCTCCTACATGGACACTAGGAACTGGTAAGTCAGTTGCTTGGCCTGCTGGAGTTGGTGGAAAAGGTAATGCTGGTGTTGCTGGTGTGATTTCAAACACACCTGGTGCTATCGGTTATGTAAACCAGTCATACATCAAAGGTAACATTGTTGCTGCTGCACTCCAAAACTTAAACGGTGAGTTTCTAAAACCATCTGTTGAAGCAGGAGCAAAGGCACTTAATGGTATCACTCTTGATGAGAACCTTGCTGGTAAGAACCCTAACCCAACAGCAGCAGGAGCATATCCTATTGCATCTCTAACTTGGATTCTTGCATATGAAGAAGGCAACGGTAGAAACACAAAGGCAATCAAGACATCTCTATCAACTCTATTGAGTGATGAGTATCAGGATAAAGCACCTACACTAGGATTCGTTCCTCTTAAGGGTGAGATTCTTGAGAAGTCAAGAGCTGCTGTAGAGAGGATAGGGAAATAGTGACATAAATATTACGTTATGTTAAGTAAATTTTGTGGACGTAGTACATACGGCAATCATTGCATTGTCAACAACGGTTGCCATCAGTGCGGCCTTCCTGATTATGATGTATGAAATGGAAGACTAAATGAGTAGTTTTTCCTAACTACAGAGTGTTAAGATCCTGACAGAGTGGGGATCAAGGCATCTAAATAGTGGTAGAATTAAGGACAGAACGATGAAATGAAGGTTTTCTTTATTATGTCAAGGCCCCAAGTTCTAAGGAGGAAGTATGAAAAACAGGATGTCAAGTAATCAAATGGCAGAATGGATTCATCACGACGACTACAATCTTGAATTCTCTCAAGATCAACTAATCGACGAATACTTTGACTGCATGATAGATTGCAATGACAATTACTGTAGAAAAGTATGTACCGAAATCTTAAGATAACATTAAAACAATGAACCCTAAAAGACCCACCGCAAGGTGGGTTTTGCATTACATATGAGTATTATCATTTACGCAGAGCATTGCGAGTTCTTAGAAAAAGAGAACGAAAAGCTAAAACAAGAGATATTATTTCTCAGGGAGCAATTGGAGTATAAAACTCTAGGATTACCCTTGACAAATGATGTAGAGGAAGATATAGTATAAGTAATCTTTCAATATCATGGTAATTACATTTTTTGCAATATTACTAATCATTTTTATATGCTTAGTGTTAGTGACGTATTACAATCCTCACGGATAATGAAGATAGGCGATCAAGTTCGTTACATAGGTAACACTTCTGAATATTTGAAGTCAGGAGGAGCTGATATTCCCTCATCTGAACTGATAAAAGGGAATACATACCTAGTAGAACATGTTGAGACTAATTCTCAATATGAAATCATAAAGTTAATCGGAGTACAAGGTGAATTCAATTCACTTTGCTTTAAAAAAGCAGTAGGTTGTATCCGACAAGCGAAACCACTCGACTATCGTGAATCTTATGACAAAATCCCAGACAGGTACTAGCCAAAACGAAAATCAGCTTTTAAAACCAAAAAAGCTGCAAAAAAAATTCGGGTATTTTTCTGTCCTACAGGGTCAGCTATTTGATCTTCCACTTTCTGACGCATATAAACCAAGAAGGGATACATATACGAAGGCAGAAGTAGATGAACTAATTAAATATGCTATAGACGAGGCGAGAAAGATTGATGAAGAGTCAATGAAGAAACATAATAGAGATGCAACAGTAATTTCTATGATTCTCGGATTCACAACTCTTGCTTTATTTGTAGATGGTTTACTTCGATTGTTAGGTATCGTTCCTCCGTTCATGGAGATTGATATTGACCTATTGGATAAAGTTGTAGACAAGGTAGAGGCAGATGTTATAGATAAGATAAAACAAATACCAATACAAAAAATACTACAATCAGGTTTTAGATGAATGATTTTACAATATTAATATACGGCATTTTCTTTTTTGCTATTGCTGGGGCGACATTTGCCTTTATGTGGAAAATGACTACGGTATCAATAGAATCTATAAACAAACCTATCACTAGAAGAAATGTACACCCAGAAATGGAAGACATAAAATCTGGGGAAGAACTTTTAGTCTTTAAACCAGAAGACGATGATGAAGATGACGTTATTATTATTAGAAAATGATTCCACATTACACATTTGACCCAAACATCACATTTCCCATATCAATAGCAGTTATTACTTTTATTTTAGCTGGATATGGCGTATATAAAGGATTCTTCGCAAATGAAGGATTAAATGACCCTTGGGATGACCATGATGACTAATCTTATCTCAGATGCTCTAAAAGAGGAACTAAAATCCCTTATAAATGAGGTATTAGATGAAAGAGACCACGAACGTAAATTAAACGGACCTTATGATTTCCCCGAAGAAGATTAAAACTATTGGTGACAGATGCCTAAGGCAAAAGTCAGAAGAAGTCGAATTTGACAAAGATGAGATGGAAAAACTCCATGCAGAGATGTGTCAAGCGATGTGGATGGCAGATGGTATTGGTTTAGCTGCACCACAGATAGGTATTAATAAAAGAGTTATTATAGTAGATGAGTCTACAGAAGAACATGGAAAATATGCTCATTTGATGGTAAATCCCAAAATAACGTGGAAAAGCGAAGAAAAGGTATTATTAGATGAAGGGTGTTTGAGTGTACCAGACCAAAATGGGGAAGTTTCACGTTCTAAGTCAATAAAAGTAACATTCCAAAATAAAGATGGTAAATATAAGAAATGGAAACTAGATGGTATCGCTGCCAGAGTGGTTCAGCACGAAATTGACCATTTAGAAGGTATTTTATTTGTGGATTATCTCGATGCTAAAGAAAATTAAATCACTTGCCGAAAAAGTCCTAGATGGCTTTATAAAAGACAAAAAACACGAATTAAACAACACACCATACAAATGGAATAATGAATATTCTTTTCATCCAGCAATAGATGAATCTCTTCATCCCCCTAGACGAAAAGACAAAACTGATGTAGAATGAAATTATGACTTTAACCACATTTTCTAAAAAAATAAAGAAGGACACCTCTAAATCCCACTCAATGGCAGAGAATACAGGGTTTGTTACCAATTTTCTCGCTGGTGTGGTAAGTAAAGAGAGTTATAAACAACTTATTGCAGACTTTTACTTTATATACACTGCTCTTGAGGAACAAGTAGAGAAATTTAAAGATGATCCTTTTATCGCACCTATAGCGTTTGATGAACTCAAACGTGTGCCTGCTCTCGAAAAGGATTGTGAGTTTTATTGGGGAGAAAACTGGAAAAACACTATTTCTCCTACAGATGCCTGTAAAAATTACGTCAAGAGAGTCAAAAAGATCAATGCTAAGTTCTTAGTAGGACATCATTATACACGTTATCTCGGTGACTTGTCTGGTGGTCAAATATTGAAGAATATTGCAAATAAAGCAATGAACCTAAATGGAGAAGGACTTGCTTTTTATGAATTTGAAGGAATATCCAATCCAGGCAACTTCAAAAACAGATATAGAACAGCTTTAGATAATCTTCCTATCACTTGGTCTGATGGTGAACTAATTATTAACGAAGCTAACTATGCGTTTAAGTTGAACATGGATGTTTTTGATGAAATTGGTGCAAGTAGACCATTTCCGTTACTTTCTACTATGAAAGCTCTTCTCCAATTTACATGGAGATCTCTTAAATCTAAAAAATGACAGTTTTCTTTATTATCTTGACCAATTTGGTCCTCTATGTTATATTAAGAGTGCATTTAGTTCGTAAATTTCGCACTTCTTATCGTATCTTTCTACAGGACGCTGATGGTAACAAACAAACTTTGGAACATACTATACAGTATCTTTTAGAACAGATAGATATACAGAATAAGAAAATTGCCTACCTTTGTGATGAATCAGAAAAACAATGGCTAACTATCGAACAAATTAAGATAGTTACAGGTGCGGACAGATTCTGTACCGAAAAAGCCTCCGCTCCTCCTTTAGAATAATCATGCACGATCAAAACTCAATAAGAACAGAAGAATCAAACTCTGTAAAGTATCAAAGAGCACTCGATCTCTTTACTGAATCGGTTTATAAACCAGATCCTGACCTCCGTGGTTGCGCTCATAATCAGGGTTGTTTCGATGAACTTATGGAGATTAGAGAACATGTTATAGAGTATTTGAAAACATTGAAGGAAGTGACTCATCATACAAATGCAGATGAAAGCGATGAAATAGAAACTGCAAAACTGATACAAGCAAAGGCTAAATGAGTCTGCTTGATAAACAACTCCTCATGGTCAGAAAGTTAAGAAAATCTTTTCCTTCTGAGTCCAGTGCGTATTTTTACTTATCTCCTGTGCTAAATAGTAAAGTAATGATACGAAAAAACGATAAATGTGTGTTGAATCCCAAAGAAAAGTAGCAAAGAGGTTAATAAAAGTTGCAAAGTCCAATCCCAACCTCTATACTAGAGAAGACGTACTCTACGCCAAACTTATTAAAAAAGCGAACAAAAAACCAAAAAATGAAAATCTTTCTTGATACTGCCGTATTTGAAGACATCTATAAGTTTAATCAAACAGGTCTTATTGACGGTGTGACAACAAACCCATCATTAATACTCAAGAGTGGTGGAGATCCAGTAGAGACAATTAAAAAGATATCGGGTGAGTTCCCATTCTTTGAATCCATATCCGCAGAGGTGGTTGCAGATGAAGCTCTTGAAATGGTAAATCAGGCACAAGCGTTCAAAGATATGCAGAACGTGACCATCAAAGTGCCACTAACAGTAGAAGGTTTAAAAGCATGTAAATTATTGTCAAGTGATGGATTTACTGTGAACGTAACACTATGTTTCTCAGTTGCACAGGCAATACTAGCATCAAAGGCAGGAGCTACATATATTTCACCATTTGTAGGAAGAGTTGATGATAATTCATTTGATGGTTTAGGTCTAGTTGGAGACATTGCGAAACTATATAGAGAACACCTGTCAAGAACTCAAGTTCTTGCTGCATCACTCAGAAATGTGAAAGATGTTGCAGATTGTTTCTCAGTGGGAGCAGACGTTGTTACCATGCCCCCTGCTATATTTGGCAAGATGTACAATCACATTCTGACCGACAAGGGATTACAATTATTCCAAGACGATTGGAACTCAATCAAGAAAGACTAATGGCATTATCAGAACAAACCTCAGAAAGTCTCAAAAAGGCAGAAATCCATCTTCGTGATGCACTTGCTTTTGCAGCGAGAGTAGAGAAACCTTACATTGTAAGGGAACTTGGTAGTATAATCGCTCATTTAGATAATATTCAAGCAACAGATTGTCTATTTGATAAGATGAACACTGCTATTGATAGGATGGAGAAGGAACAAGAGAAAGATGAATGATTTAAGATATCGTGATGAACGTATGGCAATACGCCAACAAGCATTTCTTTCCTTAAAACAATTCAACACTCTCGAAAATGTCCGTCACCTCTACGAATTCTGTCACTTGTGGGTATCGCAAGGTAAAACCGATACCAGAGGAATCGAAGAAAGTTTTCTTAGATACAGAGAGAACTGTGGCAATCCGTGAAGGTTCTATAGTCAGTGTGCCCGAAGTCTTAGGTGGTAAACCACTAGAAGGTCGGGTTCTTTTTATAGGAGACACACCCAACAGAGGATTAGACGGTAGAAAGCTTTCTACATATTTTACAGTATGCTATAATGAAGATACACTCGGAAGTTTATTAGTTTTTGACTTTGAGTGGCACAAAATAAAAGTAATTAGGTATTAATTATGTTTACAATATACGGAAAAAAAGAATGCCCTCGATGTTATCAGGTAAAAACCGTGTTTGAGATGTTAGGTAGACCTTATGTGTATAAGGAACTAGACAAAGACTATACTACAGAAGAATTTGAAGCCAAGTTCCCCAATGTCATTGCCTTACCTCAAGTTATGATGGATGATAAGGTTATTGGTGATGCAAACCAAACCTTAAAATATCTAAAAGAACATAGGGTTTACAGTAATGATACCTAGTGACATGGACATAAATAAGGGCATAGAACTTATACTCAGAGGAGAGAGGCAACCCAAACCAAAACAAACACCAAAGTTCTTCGATATTAAACTCTCCCTATTTGGTAGAGAATTTAGATTATCGTTGGATATAAAAAAGAAAACCAGTAATTAGCCTTGGGAGGAATCCAATGGAAACAACAGTAATTCTTGTAATATTCAGTATGATGTGCTTTACATTTTTGATATTAGGTGGTATAATTGGCTGGTTAGCCCAACAAAACAATTACGTCAAGATGCAGAGTCAAGTTGCGTATTCTCATCCTGAGATGTATGATGAAAATGGGAATATCATTCCCGATGAAATAGTAGCCTTGAGGTTTGAAAATGACAACAGCGAAGAAGACGACGACGAGGAGTAGAAAAACTACCGCAACTCGTAAGAGATCTACTACAGCAACCAAAAAACCAAGGACAGTGACAGTTAAAAAGAAAACACTGCCACCTAATCCTATGGTTTATGAAATCTTAGAAGCAGTTGATTCTGAGAAAGTAAAAGCCAAAAAGTTAGATATTCTCCGCACTCATGGAGACGATTCTTTCAAAATGGTTATGATATGGAACTTTGATGAGTCGGTTATCTCTGTTCTTCCAGAAGGATCTGTACCATATCAACCTGTAGAAGGTGATGTACAGGCATCTAGAGAACAGGGTGTTCCTCAGAGAACAACCATTCGTAATTCTGCAAGACAATTCTATCGTTTTGTAAAAGGTGGTGATGATGCTTTAAATAAGATCAAAAGAGAGAGTATATTCATTAATATTCTCCAGACTCTACCTCAACCAGAGGCTGAGATTCTTGTTCTTGTAAAAGATAAAGCTCTAAACACAAAATACAATATCACTAAGGAATTAGTGGCAGAAGCATATCCAGAAATCACATGGGGGAATAGATCCTAATGAAAGTACTTCACGAGAAGTGTGATCCTAAATTAGCAGAGGACAAAAAACTACCATACACAGCATATCTCATTGAATATGTTGATAAGGAAAATGGTGAGGAAAAGACCTTCTATGACATTGCAACATGCCAGAAACAAACAGATATGTTTGATTTCTACTATGATAAGTACAAAACAGGTCTAAAAGGTTGGAAACAAACAAAGGGTATTGTTAATCCTAAGTTATGGAATCCAGAACCTGAGAAAAAAGCCTCTCCAAGTAAAAAACCAAACCAGAAACGTAAATGATTAATCCTATGAGCGTTGTGAAAAATGTAAGAACTGTTTATGACAGATTTTACCAAAAGAATGTCAAGGAAGTTGAAGTGCAGTTTGAAAATGAAAACCCTGCATGGATTCCTTATGATACTCTACTTGCTATGATGAACTTTGAAGGAGACATCTTAAATGGGTGAGTATAGCGGCTCTTCTCCTATGGGAGATGGTAGAAACGTTGCTGGAAGTAAATATTCTGGTGATGCTAAAGAAGGTAAGGTAGAGATTAATCAAGAGGAATATAAAAAAGTATTGAAGAAATATAAGAAAATTAAAAAGTATATGAAATCTAATCTGTTTGAGATTAAGATGATGGATGGAACTGAGAAATTAGTGAGTGAACTAACTAAAGAAGCTGATGAAATTGAAAATAATTGATGATTTTCTAAAACCAAAAGACTTTGATATCCTCCAAAATACTTTGTTGGAGGATTCTTCGTTTCAATGGCAGTTCGGTAAAGGTGTGAATACACCTGACGACGGATATTATCAATTTTGTCATGTATTTTATGCACAGTTTGAACCTAGAAGTCAGTTCTTTTACAATCTCATGCCTATCATAAATGAGTTAGAACCTGTCTCAATAGTGAGAATAAAGGCTAATCTAAATATGAGAACACCAGAGAGACAAGAGTATGATCTTCACACAGACGTTGACGATTGTATCACTTCCATCTACTATGTAAATAGTAATGATGGTTATACTCGATTTGAAGATGGCACAAAGGTTGACAGTGTAGCGAATCGTATGGTAGTATTTAATTCAAATACTAAACATGCTGGTTGCTCTCCAACTGATGAACTTCGTAGGTGTGTGATTAACTTTAATTATTTTATTTGACATGGACAAGAACCACTTAAAACTTATAATTAAGAATTTGAAAACTGTAATCGAGGAGTTGGAAGCAGAAGTTTATTCTGATCCTACTGCTTATGTCAATGGTGGTGAACACCGTGTCACCTATGCAGATCAAGAAGAAATGTAATGGATGTAAAGTTAGTAACAGTTACGCCTGACGCAGAGAAAACAATGGCACATATTGCTAGAGTTTCTAACCCTGCTAATCAGGACAATGAAAAGTTCGCTGGACTATTAAAATACTGTATCAAGCATAATCATTGGTCAGTATTTGAACAATCTAGTATGACTCTTGAGATAGAGACAACTCGTGCCATTGCAGCACAGATACTTCGCCATAGATCATTTACATTTCAAGAGTTTAGTCAACGTTACGCTGATAGTACACAGTTAGGGATTATTCCTATTCCTAAACTTAGGAAACAAGATTTAAAGAATCGTCAAAACTCTACAGACGATCTTGATGAGTTTGTCAAACAGAAGTTGGAATTACAAATGAAGACTTTATTTGACTCTGCAACCGCCCTATATCAACAGATGTTAGAGGAAGGAGTTGCAAAAGAATGTGCCAGAATGGTCTTACCACTTTGCACACCAACAAGAATCTATATGACAGGTTCTTGTAGATCATGGATTCATTATATTGAGTTGAGATCCGCCAACGGAACTCAGAAGGAACACATGGACATTGCACAGGCGTGTAAAACTGTATTCATAGAACAGTTTCCTATTGTTTCCGAAGCATTAGAATGGAGAAATGGAGTGGTCGAGATTCAAAAACAAATCAAAAAAGAACTTCACGGAGAAGAAACTTAATGGCAACATACCCTGTAGTCAACACAAAAACTGGTGAACAGAAAGAGGTTGTAATGAGTATCATGGAGTGGGATCAATGGAAAGAGGACAATCCCGATTGGACAAGGGATTACTCAGATCCATCCACAGTTCCAGGCGTAGGAGAAGTTGGGGAGTGGAAAGATAAACTCAACAACAAACATCCAGGCTGGAGTGAGATTCTGAAGAAATCTGAAAAAGCTGGTGGAGTAAAGGGTCGTTTAGCCAATAGAGGTATTAATGTCAACTAAAAAAAGAAGGAATACTAACAGCACTGTTGGTGCAGGGATGACAGCTAAACAGATGCGTAGGAAGAGACCAATCAACAATGGTATGTTGGTTGATGTAGAACCTATCACAGATAATCAGAAGATTCTTTTTGAAGAGTATGCTAAAGGAAAGAACCTTTTTGCATATGGTTGTGCTGGTACTGGTAAGACATTTATCAGTTTATATCTTGCACTTAAAGATGTACTTGACGAAATGACACCATATGATAAGGTGTATATTGTTAGGTCATTGGTCTCCACAAGAGAGATTGGTTTCTTGCCAGGCGACCATGAGGATAAGTCATCACTCTACCAGATTCCATATAAGAATATGGTGAAGTATATGTTTGAGATGCCCTCAGACAATGACTTTGAAATGTTATACGGTAATTTAAAAGCTCAAGAGACTATTTCATTCTGGAGTACATCTTTTATCAGGGGAACAACACTTGATAATTGCATTGTGTTAGTAGATGAGATGCAAAACTTGAATTTTCATGAATTAGATAGTATAATAACAAGAGTAGGAGATAACTGTAAAATATTGTTTTGTGGTGACTCTACTCAAACGGATCTTACAAAGTCCAATGAGAAGAATGGCATCTTAGACTTTAAACGCATCATCGAAATCATGGAAGATGATTTTGGTGTAATTGAATTTGGTTTAGATGACATTGTTCGCTCAGGTCTAGTAAGAAACTATTTGGTTACTAAACTCGCTTTGTCTTTATAATGTTTACCCACTTGAATAAACTTGGTGATTTTGAGTTAGAAGCCAATACCATAGATGGAGTCAGATATTACACTCTTCCAAGTGGAAAAAAGGCTCCTTCTATTACTTCCATAACTAGTTTCTATAATCGTCAGATATTCAAGAACTGGAGAGAGAAAGTAGGTGAGGAACAAGCAAACAAAATAACAAAAGTTGCCACCGACAGGGGCACTAAGTTTCATGATTTGGTTGAAAAATATCTTTTAAATGAAGATATTAATTCCTTAAAGAACGTATTACCGACCACCAAGGCAAGGTGGATTGCAGCAAGAGACGCTTTAAACAATATAGATAATATTCACGCTTTAGAAAAACCCCTATATAGTGAGTATTTCGGCATTGCTGGAAGAGTTGATTGTATCGCCGAATACGAAGGAGAACTCGCAGTAATAGATTTTAAAACATCTAAGAAAATTAAACCAGAGAAGTGGTTGGAGAACTACTTCGTACAAGAAACTGCCTATGCCTGCATGTATTATGAAATGACAGGCACACCTGTTAAGAAGATTGTAACCCTAATGGTTGCTGATAATGGAGATGTGAAAGTTTATGAAAAACGAAACAAAGGTGAGTATATTAAACTTCTTACCAAGTATATTAAAGAATTCGTCACCCACAAGCTCGGAGAGTATGGAGAAAGAAGTTAATGAACTCATAAAAGAGAAATTTCTCGATCAGAATAAATTTACAACTGATATCGAGCAACTTGTTCTCACTACTGAACTCAATTACATTGAGGCTTTAGTGAGTTATTGTGAGGAAAATAATATAGAATTTGAGTCAGTAGGTAAATTGATAGCGAAACCACTTAAGGATAAATTGAAAGCAGAAGCAACTGAACTAAATTATCTTAAAAGAACTTCTAAATCTAAATTACCGCTATGATATTCTGGATAGGGTTCACTATCATGTTTCTCAATGAGGGATTTGTGATGATGAGGCATGTATCGCCTTGGGCTGCAAAACAGAGAGATAATCTTATAGAAAAATATGGTGATGGTTGGCAAACCTTTCATGGTATAGTAGACTACGTTTGGGTAATTGTGACCGCTTTGGGGTTTGCATTTTCACCTCATAGAGGTAGTCATTTATACGTCTTTCTCGCCTTCTGGGGTAGTGCATTTACCCTGATATACCTACCGATGTGGGTATCTAAAACTGATAAATAGTTATGTATTAGAGTCGTACAATGAGTGAATTTTTCAAGTCTGCTCCTGTAAGAGCTGCCATGGCAGAGATACAGCAGTTACAAGAAGATATTATGACAGGTCTTGCGATCAATGGTATGAGGCATCCTCAATCACAACAGGAAGGACTTTTACACATTAGCAAGATGAGAGAACTTCTCGAAAAGCAAAAGAACTTTATGTTCAGATTGTCACTAGAGAAGGAAGACGAAGATGCGATTGAAATGAAAGAACAGATTTTAGAATCTGCTAGGTTTCTAGGTTTACAACCAAATCAAAATATTGCAGAATTTTTTGATACACTATCTGTAACTCTAGATAAACTAGAAGCCAATCTACCTGATTGACTAATACATAATTATCTGATATAATACAAACAATCCAACAATACAAAAATACGGAGAATACTAAATGTCATTTGCTGCATTAAAGAAACAATCCCGCTCAGGTTCTTTAACCGAAAGGTTAATGAAGAAAGTTGAGAAACTAAATGAGAAGGGTAACAATACTGATGAACGTCTTTGGAAACCAGCTGTAGATAAAGCGGGTAACGGATACGCAGTTATTCGATTCCTCCCTGCACATGCTAATTGTGAACTGCCATGGACTCAAGTTTGGAGTCACGCTTTCCAAGGAACAGGCGGTTGGTATATTGAGAATAGTTTAACCACTATTGGTAAGGATGATCCTGTAGGAGAACTCAACAGAAGTCTCTGGAACAGTGGTAGAGAATCAGACAAAGATATTGCTCGTAAGCAAAAGCGTAAGCTTTCTTACTATGCAAACGTCTATGTTGTAAAGGATTCTATCAATCCTGAGAACGAAGGAGAAGTCAAACTATACAAGTTTGGTAAGAAGATCTTTGATAAGATCACTGCTGCAATGCAACCTGAGTTCGATGATGAAGAAGCAATCAATCCATTTGATTTTTGGCAAGGTGCTAACTTCAAGTTGAAGATCAAACAGGTCGCTGGATTCTGGAATTACGATAGTTCAGAGTTTGGTAAGACAGAAGCATTGTTAGATGATGATGCTGAGTTAGAAAAGATCTATGATAAGATCTATGACCTCAGTGAGTTCACTGCTCCTGACCAGTTCAAGACATATGAGCAACTTAAGTCACGTTTAGATACAGTTCTTGGAACTAAACAAGTAGTTACTCCTACACGAAGAATCGCTGATGAAGATCTAGAAGATTTGAGTGAGGGTAAAGGTGCTACTGTAGATGAAGAACTTGCTAATCTTTCCGCAGCTGCAACCGCATCTGCAACCGACGAGGAGGAAGATGACGCACTAAGTTACTTCCAGAAACTCGCAGAAGAGTAAACAATAAGAAAGGGGTCTCACGACCCCTTTTTTTTTAGCCTCCCCTTAGTCTGGGGTTGTCTGCATTTTTAAGTCGCTTATTGACATATTGTGATGACTTTTTGTATTTCATCACATCTTGCATATCTGATACCACACGATCTAGAAACGTTGGTCTTATGACTCTTATTCTTCTTTTGGAATCATTTATATCTAATTCATACATGTAGTTTGATACTGGGAATATATTACTGTGAATAATAGTATTACCATTGGCATCTTTTACAGTTCCAGCATTGTCAACAGTTGATGTATCATTTAGAGATATACCACTATATGAAACTGTTGTCTCTCTCACAGGGTTTCTTTCCAAATATCTCATGTTGAAATTAGAATCAACTCTTAATCCTCTTGGAACAACCAATCTACCATTATCATCTGTTAATATTTTAGTTTCATAGTGATGTATCTCTGCTAATTTTTCATCACTACCATATTTGTCAAGAAGATAATTTCTAAAATCATTTTCGGTGAGAGGCCATTGATCTCTTATTTTTGTAATATTATTTGCTATCAATACAACCCAATCAAATCTAGGATCTCCATATAACTTTTGTGCCACTTGTTCTGGCCTTCCATCACCCACGATTGTATAGTCATCAAAACCTGTGACAATATTCAACATGTCATCACGGATCTTAGCTCTTCTAAAAATGTTTTTAACTTGTATAAATTCATCATTAGAACTCCTATCGGTAGATCTAGAAACGTAATTTATATTTGGTAGATAAGAAAAATATCCTTGCATTTTAGTATCCTACGTCAGCTGTGTAAGGTGTGTCTTGTCTTATAAGACTTATAGGCATTAAATCTCCTGTTGAATCAGGATTACTCTTATCAAATGATCTACCTGGCGTTATCTTATCACTATAATCTGTGTTGTATATAGGTTCTAATTCATTAAATTTAAGTGACATCTGTACAGCGACAGGTTGACCATCCTGATACGCCATCCACATTCCCTCTGGAGTGTAGTTAAGGTTTATATCAGTTAAAGCACATGGTTTGAATTTATTGACACCAAGAATATCTTTGTTGCCATTGGTAAGATATCTTAGTCTGAATATGTTTGGAGTTCCTAAGAAGTAACTAGGACCACCAGCCTGTCCAGTTCCTCTTGCATCCGCACCATCTTTTCCAGACACTAGTTTTTTTAACTTTCTAGGAGCAGACCATTGTTTCAAAGCACGAATTATCATTCTTACCTGTGCTGCCTCTCTTAGATCTCTTGGACTCATCAACCAGTTAAACTCAAATGATCGTAAAGAAACACCAGCGAATAGTAGTTCTGTATTTGCATTGGCAATTACACCAGCAGTTCTACTTAATATAGTGTCTGCACTTACATCATATCCCATATCGCCAACTAATTGACTAATCTCGTTTGCAAATAATTCTTGCCTACCAGACTGCTGAGTTGCACTTCTAAGAGTTCCCATAGTATTCTTAAGGAAAGCTTGGAATCCACCGAGACCAAGTTTACCCGCTATGATTTGCGACATACCGTTACTCATCGATGCTCTTACAGCATCTAATGCTTGGTTGTTTATATTGTCTTCTTCCCATTTTCTTGCATTACCATCTACCATATTATTAGGCATGGGTAACAAGAGTCCAGCACCTAACTTCTTTCTGTATGGTGATGATCTTTGAACTCCGTATGCCGATCCTATATTACTTTTCTCAGTTGCAGTAGCGTAAGGAGCTTGATATGAGTAACATGTTATAGAAAAACGATCCTGTTGATCAGACATATCCATTGGATACTTCACAGTTTGATAAAACATTATATCTTCTTCACTATCGTAATTTTCTTGTCCCCTCGCAAGAACACCAGTAGCTCCGTCTGGTAACAACAAATCATTTTCTGAATCTAATTTTTCTTGTAGACTCCTAATCTTCTTAGTTAGTGCGTTTCTGTCTTTATTATTTGTTGATTGAGCCAACTCTGCTTCAAGTCGATTTATTTCTCTTGTGATTTCGGTTGAATATTCTGATATTGTTGTATATGATGGTACAGCATCACCAACTGCGTTGGCGTGATTTTTTGTTGAATCTTTGAGTTGTTGGTTTATAACGCCCGTATATATTGTGCTTTCAGCTGTAGATGGTGGGAATACTCCTGTCTCTGATTGCAATCCAGCTATGGTTACATTTGTTTTTCTACCCCTACTATTGACATTTGGTTCCGTTATTTTACTTTGATCCCAGACTCCGTTTGTGTATATTGGTTCATCGTCTGGAGGAAGTAGTACTTCACCTTTATCGTTAACAGGACGGATTGTAGTATTTCCGTCTTTGTAGAAAGTTCTATATTCTTGCACCTTCCCACCTACTGTTTGCTTAATGACAGTATCTGTTTCTACTTCTACTCCGTATACGGAAACGTTATTTGGAAATCTAGGATCTGTCATTTCTTCCAGTTAAAAGCTCTATACTTGGGATATTTCATACCATTTTGATTTATAAACTGTTCTGTTGGTAATTCAGAGATCTCCCCCCAATCTTCAGTTCTAGGAACTTTTTGTAAGTTTCCTATACCAGAATACAGATATTTGTGTATGGTATTTTTAGGCACGGATGCTCCGCCACCGCTATTTAGTAAGCTCATTGCAACGGAACCACGATAATCTGGATTTACATAGTGTAAATTGCATCCAAGAAACCCATCTCGATAGAAAGTAAGTGCTACTGCGAGTGGTTGAGTATCCCAAAACTCGTATCTTTCTGGGAAAGATGGACTATATGAGAAGAAAAATAAATCACCAATAGATATTCCTCCAGTATCTTGTGTACTAACATCTGGATTCTGCACCTCTGATAAGGCATTAGATAGTGCATTAACATACCATGCACCACTTCTGTTTCTATTACTGGCCTGTTGTCTAATATCTTCTGCGATCATGTGAAATACCTAAATCGTCTTCGGTCATGATCTTAAATTCATACTTTCTATCAGCACAGTATTGTTCTGCTGCTTCCCACTTCGCTTGATTAATAACCCATGTCTGTACATCATGAGCCCATGCCTTAGTTCTTCTCTTTGGATTCTTAGGTGGGGCTTTACATTGTTTCTTTGGTTTGACTTCAATCACTACAGACCTTTTCTTACCGTTTGCATCTTGATATTTGATAAAGAAATCTGGAAAATATCTGTGTACTTTTCTATCTAAAGGATTTTTATATGGTATGAAAAATTCTTCTGATTGCCATTGACTTATATTTTCTGTTAAATCACAATACTCCATGAACTTTTTCTCCCAAAGAGAACGATAAATGATCTGAGTGGGATCTCCCTTATACTTTTTTATATGTTTTGGTTTAAATTTACCCTTATAAGCCATATACATAGTATGGTAAGTCATAACTTTATTTAGATGGGAATAGATAGACAGACGAATAAGAATTATTTTCAGAAGATAAGACCATTTAATGCAGGCACAACGCCTGATGGTATTGAGAAAGGTCAATTTGATCTTGCATTTCAAGAAGACTTCCAAACTGCATTGGGGGCTCCATCTCTTTCTAGCTTTTATATTGTTAATTTAGATTTAGCAATGGGAACTAGTAATTCAGACGGTGCTGAAGAGAGTTTAGAAAATTGGTTGACATCATGTGGAGTATTTAATACTCCATACGCTATGCGTAGATATTCTTTGTTAGCAACAGAAGCAATATTGCCTGGGACATCGATGTCTGTTTTAGAGGAAAAAGGAAGTAGACAAGGTATAACTGAAAGATTTGCTACACAGAGGGCATATAATGATATTGCTATAACTTACTATATTCCATCGGATTATGCTTCTTTGAGATTATTCCAAGAGTGGATTAATTTCATGAACCCACTATACTACAAAGCTGGTTTTTCTGAATCAACTGCTAACGATGTAAGACTTACCAGTGGATATCCATCTGGATACCCACATGCAACCGATTCAAATTCTTTTCATAGATTCAGATATCCAAATGAATACAAGAAAAGTTTGACTATTACTAAATTTGAAAGGAATGTGGGTGCAATCCAATCTCAATTAAACACTTATACTACTACTCCACAAGAAGATAAGGGTGATGACAATCCATTCGTACGAGTATTCAGTGATGAAGATCGATTCCAAATGAATAAGAAGTATGGTGCGTTCGACCCAGAAGCGATAAGTTATAAATTTATAAATGCTTTTCCTACATCTATACAGGATGTAGCGTTAACTTATCAGAACTCAACAGTTTTACAAGTAACGGTAGAATTTGCTTATGACAGATATATCATAGTAACTAACCAATCACAAGTTGGAAATACCCAAACAGATCGCAGTGATCCAGCAAATCCTAAAGCTGGTGAGCAAGGTCAAGTGCTTAGTGACGGTAATAATAAGTTGAATGTTAAAATCGCAAATACTGCTCCAGCTGGCCAAGAAAATGGTCCTATGGCGAGTGATATGAAACTCAAAGAAAATATCATTAAGGTAGGTAACTCACCATCTGGTATCAATGTTTATGAATGGAATTACATTGGTAAATCACAGAGATATCGTGGAGTATTGGCACAAGAACTTCTTGAGTCACATCCAGAAGCAGTTACTATGTGTCCAAATGGATTCTTAGGAGTCTATTATGGTAGGATAGATGTTAAAATGGAGGCCGTAAAACCCCTCTAAATAATAAAGAATAATTACTTATTATGCCTTTACCCAAGATTACAACCTCTGAGCATGAATTGGTATTACCTTCAAACGGAAAGACTGTAAAGTACAGACCGTTTTTGGTGAAAGAAGAAAAGATACTCATACTTGCTTTAGAAAGTGGAAACCAAAAAGAGATCACTAACGCAGTTAAACAGGTCATCAAAGCCTGTGTAATTACGAGAGGGATCAAGGTAGAACAACTCCCTGCCTTTGATATTGAATATTTGTTTTTGAATATTCGTGGAAAGTCTGTTGGTGAATCAATAGATCTAATTGTCACATGTGGAGATGATGGAAAGACTGAGGTTTCAGTCAATGTTCCTATCAATGATATAGAAGTCATTACATCAGAGGAACATACTACAGATATTGAAATTGGTGATGGATACACTGTCAAGATGAAGTACCCTTCTCTTACTCAGTTTATTGAAAACAATTTTACAGATGATAACGACGCTGTTGAGCAGTCATTTGAGATTATATCATCATGTATTGATATGGTATATAATGAAAAAGATATGTTCTCAGCAGCTGAGTGTACTAAAAAAGAACTCAAAGAATGGGTCGAATCATTGACATCAGCACAGTTTGCAAAGATCGAAAAGTTTTTTGAAACTATGCCCAAACTACAACATACTTTAAAGGTAGTCAATCCTAACACCAAGAAAGAAAACACTGTAATACTAGAGGGGCTAACGGATTTTTTCGCCTAGGTATGTCTCATATGAATCTTGAGACATACTTCCGAATCAATTTTGCTCTCATGCAGTTCCATAAATATTCTCTAGCAGAAATTGAGAATATGCCGCCTTGGGAAAGGGATATCTATGTTGGATTACTTAGATTACACATTGAAGAAGAAAATCTAAAACAAAAAGCTAGAGAAGCACAAATCAAGAATGGCTAAACTTGGATCTATCTTAAAAAATGTCGGGAAGGCAACGAAGAGGATTAACCCTGGCAAATTTTTTAAGGGGAAAAAAGAAGGTTTAGTAAAAGGTATCAAGGGTGGAATAAAAGGTCTACAACAGAGTAAGGTAAAGGGAAAGAACTCTCTCTTAAACGTTAAGAGTCTAGAACCTATAAGACCAGATCTAAAACAAGGTGGCGTAAGGAAGGTAGGTAGACTTGTAACAAACAAAGTTCAGTCTCTTGTCCCTAAAATTGCTAAGTCTGTAACATCAAAGGTAAATCAATTCGATCCTAACGCTCTTCTAGGAAAGATATTTGATGGTGGATTAAATTCATTACAGGGTTTTGCATCTGGTTTAGGAGGATTGAAGAACTCTCTACAAAGAAATTTAGAGTTTTTAAAGGAAGCTAAGGGTATAATTGTTGATCTTATCACTAAGATGGCCAAGGCAAAACCTAGAGGTGGTGGTGGATTCTTCAAAGGTTTGATAAAGAATATCGCAAAGGTAGGATTACTGGCAATGGCCTTCAAGGCAGCGCCAGCAGCGATGGGTGTTGCTGCAGTTGGTGGTAGAGTAGCTTTAGGTGCTGGTGCTCTAGTTGCTGGTGGTATGCTTGCAGGGAAGGCCTTTGGAGCAATAAAGAGAAGACTTCAAAAGAAAAAACAAGGTGCAGATAAGATAGACGGAGACAAATTCAATGAGATTATAGAAAGGTTCCAAAGTGAACTTAATATGATAGAGAAGAGGAAACGTAGGCGAAAAGATGACGAACCAGAAAAGGATGAACAAGAAGAAGTAAAAGAAGAAACAGACCCTACTACTGATACAACTGAATCTAAGGTAGAACCACAAGAAGAGGTTATGGGTGGGTCTCCTAACGCCACATTGAAGATAGAAGAGGGTGGTAAGATGATTATCACTCCAACTCAGGGTGGAGAAGAGAAACCTGATGACAAGGGAGGAAAAGAATCAACAACAGAACCAGCTGCAGAAAAAGAAAAACCACAGGGATTAAAGAGAGTAGCTGCTGGGTTCATGGATCAAATGACAATGGGTATGTTTGATTTTGATCAACGTGGGTCAAGTGCAGATGGTCTCATGAGATTTCTTAAGGGAGATAAGGGAGAGTCTGGTGATAAAGGAAACAGAGGTGCCTTGGGATCTAAAGGAGACTCACCAAGAAGATCAGCATTTAAAAAAAAGAAAGAAGAGATCAAAAATTATAAAAAGTTTGGTGGAACTGGTAATGAAATTACAATAGGAAACATAACTTATGTACCTGGCGATAAGGGATATGAGGATGCCTTCAATTCAATTACTGATGCAACATCTAAATCAGGTGCGATAACCCCTCTTAGTGAGGCAAAACCAGCACCATCTGAGGCTGATAGTAAACTAGAAATATCTAAGGATATTTCTCAACCAGCTATACAACCCTCTGGAGGTGGTACTGGCGGTGGCGGAACCATACTTCCAATTCCCATGCCAGCACAGGATAAGAAAAGAAGAGCTGGATCAACACCTATACAGAGAACACAAAATGCTACAAAGAATGTGGTTCCTATTCTTCCAGCTATTGATATGACTAACATTCATATTCAATATTCTAGATCCGTGTTTAACATAATAGATGCAATGTAATGAGTAAAGCATCAATCGCCACAGTAAAAAAGAAAGCTCAGGGTGCTGTAGATAAGGCAGAGAGTGTCATATCAAGGTTTTCTCGTTTCATGGGAACTACCAGTACTAGTATAACCAGCGATATTCCAGGCAAATCCACTTTAAAGAAAGCAAGAAAGTTTGCAAGAAACTTCAGTTCTGGTAAGAAGAGTGGAGGACTTAGTAAAGCCTTACTAGGTAGTGCTTTGCTTCTTCCTGTGGTTTTAGGAGGTTCGTTGAGTAAAGCTAAAGCTGCATCAACAACGGATGTTCTCAATCAACAGTATGGTGGCGATGAACGTGCCATGAGAGAAGATCTAAAAGCAGAAAGAGCAAAGGTAGATGAGGGATTGAAAAATGTTAACGAAAGTGCAGATGATAGTAAGAAGGTCACATCAAAACAAGAATCTGAGATAGGCTCAAAGAAAAAAGAAGAACCACAACAACTAAAACCACAAGAAGGTGAAGAGGGTGAAGTAAGTGAGGGTGAGGAAAAACCTGATCCTAGAAAATTTATTGCTAGAAAGAAAAGGGGATTGGATGTTGATGCCTTTGGGGAGGCTATTGATAAGTTTATCTTTTTATCTAAACAAGGTAAGTTGTTTGGGGGAGGACCTAGTATAGTAGAAAGAATATGGAACTTCATAACAGATACTACTGAGTTTGTTGTAGAAAAAACAAAACAGGTTGCATCTTTTATTAATAATTCTGATGCAGCAAATGTCGTTAGAGATGTTATTGGAAGTGAGAAAGATGATGGGTATTTGGGACCTAAATGGATGGGTATAAAGAATCCTTTTGCAAACAAGAAAGATGAGGAGATTACAGAACAACTTACAGATGGTGCTGTTGATGAAGAAGGTAAAACAGTTCCAGTTCATTTAACTAAAGCTACACCAACTGAAACAATGATGGGTGATAAGGTAGAACCTAAATCAGAAATGACTTATGATTTACCGCCAGAAGTTGCAGGGGATGAAAAGTTTATGTCAGGTATAGCTGATTTGTCTGAGAAATATAACATACCACAGAATGATATTCTTGCTATGATGGACTTTGAAACTGGTGGGACATTTGATCCAGCACAGAAGAACATAGGTCCTGATGGTACACCAGAAACAGGATCGGGCGCTACTGGTTTGATACAGTTCATGCCTAAGACTGCTGAGGGATTGGGAACTAGCACAGAAGAATTATCTAAAATGTCTAGATCAGAACAGTTAGAATATGTTGATAAACATTTTGAAACTAATTTGAAAGGTCGTTTAGGTGATGAGGGTGGAGATATATCTGATCTATACATGAGTGTATTATTCCCTGCTGCCGTGGGTAAACCAGATGACTTTGTTCTCTTTGGTAAGGGTGCAATCGAGGGATATGCTGAAGGTAGTAAGGCATATAAACAAAATCAACCATTAGATCTTAATAATGATGGTAGTATAACTAAGGCAGAAGCTGCTGCAAAGGTTATTCAAAGAAGAGATAAAAATACGAAGAGTGATGTGTCATCTGTTGAAACTTCTTCCGTTGATAAGATGACAATACCTTCACAATATATGAATTATGATTCTCCAATGGGAGGAGGAGAATCAGAGTCGATTGTGATGATACCTCCTAATGTTGAACAACCACAAATGCCAACAGTACAAGCATTTAAACCCAATGGTTCTGGTGATATGGATATCATGTTCTTGCCAGCAGATACAAATGGTATGATCTCTCAGTTAACAATTCAAAGTTTAGGTGCTAGTTAATGTCATCAATTTTAAAAACACAATTTAAAAAAGTCATAATCACGCCTGAGCAAGAGATTGTTTTCAAAAAGGGTGGATCGGATGATGGATCTAAGAATACTGCTGATGCACTTGATATTACACCAGCAGTTGTAGCATTTGATTATTATGAGGATCTGTTATCGCCATCCATAACAGTTAATTTAAAAATATCTAACACTTCTGGTTTATACAGTTTAGTTCCCATCAGAGGTTATGAAAGAATTGATCTTGTAATAGGAACTGCTTATGGTGATATAACTTTTGGAGATGAGGATAAAAATCCTCTATATGTTATTGGAATTGAAGGCCTAACACAGACAGAAGGACAGGAGATATTTACTTTAAAGTGTTCTACTTTAGAAAATTTAAAGAATGAAACTTCTCGATGTCAAGTTAGATACCCAAGAGTTCCTATCAGCACACATGTAAAAACTATCTTAGAGGAAGTCCTTCAAGTAGATCCTGATAGAATAGTAGAGGTTGAGGACACAGTAACTTCATATGGATTCATAGGAAATAATAGAAAACCTTTCCATACTCTTACATGGTTATGCCCCAAGGCGATTCCTAGTACAGATGGAGTCAAGGGAACTGCTGGAAGTGAAGCAAAGGGAACTGCTGGATATGTATTTTATGAGGATTACAAAGGGTTTCACTTTAGATCTGTTGATCGATTGGTTGATGCAACACAGGTAGAATATCCGACAGATAGCGATGAATTAAAATCATTAGGCATAGACACATACACATATTCAAGCACTATCAGTAGAAATGGAAGTGAGAATGAAAAGCAAATAATTTCACATTACACAGACAAAACTACGAATCTACAGAAAAATTTAAGAGTTGGAATGTATGGAAACTTGACATACTTTTATAATCCGTTAACATGGAAAGCAGATGCTTATTTGTTCAATCTAAAAGACGAAATTGGTGATAACATAAAGACTGCTGGCGACACTGTTCCCATACCACAAGGGGATATTTCTAAATTCGCTTCAAGAGTTTTGGTAAGAATAGGAGACACAGGAATGTGGGATCCAGAATTAACAAAAGTTGATGATGAAGTTGTGGATTCGGGGAGAGACAGCACCGATATGGCAAAATCTTTCTCTAGATATTCATTGCTCTTCCAACAGTCACTAAATATAGTTATACCATGCAATATCAGCCTAAGGGTTGGTAGAGTTATAAAGATAGTCTTCCCCTCTGTAGGACCTGAGGAATCAGGTGGAAGAGGTAGTAAGGAAGCTGACACAGAACTCAGTGGATTTTATCTCATTAGAGCTTTAAGACACCACTTTGAGTTAAATGAAGGGACAAATACAACATCCCTAAATCTCATACGAGATTCATATGGAATACAATAGGAGAAACTATGGAATCAATAGAAAAACACATCGAAAAAGATAGGAAAATCGCAGAAGATCCTCTATCAAGCCCTGCAGCACGCAGACATGCTAAAGTAGAACTAGAGGAATTGGAAACATACGCAGAACATCATAAAGAAGAGATCGCAGCGGGAGATCACCATGACCCTAATGCACTGGAACTTTTCTGTGATATGCACCCAGACGAACCAGAGTGCTTGGTGTATGACGACTAATGCTGGACAGTGCCCTATTAAAGACCAACTTTGTTGGACGAGATGGATTCGTATGGTGGATTGGCCGAGTCGCCGATTCAGATGTTTGGCGTAACGAAGCCACCGATACGGATGCTGGATGGGCATACAGATGTAAAGTTAGAATAATAGGATACCATCCCTTTGACGAGGAGGTGCTTCCTGAGAGCGATTTGCCTTGGGCTCATGTTCTGGTGGATGCAACTTCTGGGTCTGGACAGGGTTGCTATGGCGAGAGTTCAAGAATGGTTGGAGGAGAAACTGTTTTTGGTTTCTTTATGGATGGTGAGGAAGCTCAAAACCCAGTTGTATTTGGTGCATTAGCAAGACAAAACAATAAGTCTGGATATGGTCCTACTAATTCAGATGTTGAAAGTATTTCTGGTACAGAGGCAAATGCTTTTGGGGTTGTTAGTGGTAGAAAAATAGGTGGGCCGACAACAATGCCTGCAAGTAAGAATCAAGAAATTGGAAATAAATCTAGTGATGAGAGTCAAACAAAATTAAATGCTGAAAATAAAGTTGGTGAGGAAACAAACGGCGAGAAAAAGGGCGAATTAGAGGGTGGTGGAGAAGGATTAAGTAAAGAAAGAAAAATTGATCAGACCTTCAGTAATGTACAAACAGGCCCACATAAACTCAACAATGGTTGTAAAGATGATGCTGTAGGAGATATAGCACATGAGATAGGTAGTTTTCTAACCACAGTCAATTCTTTGACTGAGTTTGCTGGAGAATGGATTGATGTAGCAGAGAATACAATAAAAGATATTAGGAAATTAACTAATAAGGTAGCTAGGTTGATAAGTGCTGCAATGAAGAAGATCATGAACCTTATTAGAGAAAAGGTCATGAATTTCATATCAAAACAATTCAGAAATCTACAAGCACTAATCATTCCAGAACCACAAAAGCCATTCATCTCCAAGGCTGTACAAAAGATTCTGGACATAATTTTCTGTTTGTTTGATACTGGTTTCAACGATCTGTTCGACCTGATAAAAGATATGTTGATCGATATGATTGGTAAAGCGATAAATCCAACAGTTTGTGCTATTGAACAGGCAGTGGCAAACCTTTTGGCAAGTGTATATGATACAATTAATAACTTGCTCGCACCAATACTATCAGGATTAGATTGGTTACTTGGGTCATTAGGCAAGATTGCTGGTTTGTTTGGTAAAATAAGCAGTTATGTTGATATGTTATTATCATTCCTATCATGTACTGGATTAACATGTAAGGAGTATGATGATTGGACACAATCTGGAGGAAAATCTAAACTACCATCCCCTGACATGGAAAGTGTACTAGACAATGTAGAAATATTCCAGAAATTAGACCAGTTTGCTGATACATCTGGTTTCTCAGGTGACAATGAATCTGGTTCGGGAGTTTACGATGCAAGAGCAAGATTCTCTCTTCTTAGTATGATGGGTGGAGGAGCTGTAGAGTTCTTTGATTGTAATAATAAAACTAATAATCCTCAGAATCAAGATGATTTGGCTTTGGCAGTTCCACCAGGCTTCACTTGGAGTGAGTGTATCCCTCCAAAAGTAGAAGTTCTTGGTAATGGAACAAAGACCGCAGTTTTAATTCCTATCGTTTCCTCAGTAGACGGAAGTATATTAACACTAGAGATTATAGAACCAGGCAGAAATTATACTGATGTACCAACAATCTCTATTATTGATAAGACTAGACATGGTGGTGGAGCAAGAGCGAAAGCGATCATAGATGATGAAGGTAAAGTTGTAGATGTGTATATGATATCGCCTGGATTTGGATATTGTACATCAACGAATGTAATTCCTCCAAAATATCCTGTTACAGAGGATACTGATGAAGAAAATCCATTTATAACATTCACAACTCCAGCTGATGATGCGGTTGGTGTAGAAACATCTGTATCTCTTTCGGTTACTTTTAATGAACCAATCGTTAAAGGAAAGGGAGAGGTAGTCATAACAGAATCACTAACCAATGTTGTTCATGAAAGGATTAATGTAAAGAGTAATAGAATAGAATTTTTATCAGATAGAATTATCAGAATAGATCCCAAGAACGATCTAAGAGGCGGCACTGATTATTTTGTTACAATGTCGGAAGGATCATTCTTAGACATGGCAGATAATCAGTTCGCTGGTATAGGAAGAACAGATACTTATAACTTTACCACTAAGGGAGTTTCTGGGATAGGAAGCGAAGCAGTTGGTATTGTTACCACTTTGATTCCATACAGGCCTGGGATTGGATATACGTCAGGAGACAATGGACAAGTTGGTGCATGTACATTTGATTTAGTTTTAACTCCAGCTGGATCTATCGCTGGAATCAATAATATAAATTGCCAAGATAAACATAAAGTCATACCAGAAGTCACAATAAATACCAGATCTGGAATAGGAGCAGAGTTACTTCCTGTTATATCCTATAGCCCTGACTTTGTTTCTGATAGTGGAACTGCTCCAAATGTTGATGGTGGATTCGGTGGCGGTAGGACAGGAATACCCACACCAGATGCTGCTAGAGCTGGTGGAAATCTCTACATTAAAGTTATAGATTGTGTATATGGTTTAGGTAAGACACAAGTTGGTTGGGTCAATGGTAATCCCTACTATGGTGATTTCCACGTTCACCCATCAACAGGTGTTAGAATGGTAGGAAAAGTTCATATAAATGAGCCTCATGCTGTAATATATAACACGAAGGAAGAAAGTCTAGGACAACCAGCGCCAGTAACCTATACTCAACCTAGAACAACCAATACTCAGACCCCACAAGCCGATGTTTCCGACTCCACTGTCACAAGTGAAACTAACACAAGTGATACTAGTTCAACTACAACAAGTACTCCAACAACTCCAACAACAACGGAGACAACTACACCAGCTCCACAACAACCTCAACAACAAACTCCTCCACCAACTCCACCAAGCACTCCTCCTCCTCCTACTCCTCCTTCTGGTGGCGGCGGGTCTGGCGGATCGGGTGGCGGAGGCTACGGAGGTGGATACTAAATGAGTGATAATATAGACAAACAAACTCCGAAAACTAAAGAATACTATGCAAACTATCCAGGCTTTAGAATTACTTCTGGGATAAAAATTCCTGATGGAGATTTGAAAGGTAAATACACTGATTTCTCAGTAATGACTGACGAGATTCAAGGTATCGCTTTTTATAAAGATGGATTACAGAAGTTAGTTACAAATGGAACATCCTATGAAACTGTAGGAATGAAGGTGGATGAAGGAGATTTTGCAAAGATAATCTCCGCTCCAAATGGTAACATTCTAATTGAAGCAAAATCGGGAGACCTTGAGATAAGGGCAAGAAATATAAGACTTCATGCCACCAATGATCCTGATGGTGAAATGACCATAAAGGCAACTAAACACATTTATACCAAGGCTCCTATCATTGATATTGATGGTAATCTCACAAATGTCTTAGGAAAGAAAACATTGAGTATGGGTGGTAACTTTGTAGATGAATCTGGAGGTGTGGAACTTTCATCTGGAACTCAAACAGATTCAAAACAAGGTGGTTTCTTGGGAATGGTTCTTTCATTCACCAGTAGATTCAAAGATTTCTTAGGTTAAATGGCACATACTTGTTCTATAATTAATGTTGGTGATAAAGTTGTTGTAGGAGCTTTAGATACGTCTTTCCTACCAGGCGTACCAAAAGTATTTCCAGGCACAGTTTCTGCTAATGGACCATGTTTCTTCGGATTAGTTCCTAACATTGGGATACCACAGGCTGCGGTCATGATCGGCCCTCCTATGAATATTCCAGCACCAACTTCTTTACAAGTTGATGGTATTTCTATTTTTAGGACAGGTATAACCAACTTCTTTACACTCAATAATTACTTTGCCTTATGTACTAAGTTTGCTCCTACAATTAGAAACTCTACGAGTATAACAAATGGTGTCTCCACTAACAATGGACTCACTATTATGAATGGTACATGCACAATTAACGCCAGTTTAAATGTATCTGCTGTTGTGACTATAGGTGGATCACTAACTGTTGGCGGTGGAATAAAATGCCCCACTATCGCTGCAGGCTTTGGTAAGTTTGGTAGTGTTGCTGCACCATTTAAGTTCTTTGATATACCACATCCAAGTAAAGAGTTCCCACATAGGTTGAGATACTCTTGTCTGGAGGGACCTGAAATAGGTGTATATGTAAGGGGAGTTCTACAAGGAACAAATGAAATTGAATTACCAGATTACTGGAAAGATCTCGTAGATGAGGATACTATTACAGTCCAGTTAACACCCATTGGATCTCATCAAAGTTTATGTTATGCTGTTGCTAAAATGAAAGATAAAATTAGTATATTAGTGAACCCACATGGTTTTAATTCACACACTATTCGTTGCAGTTACATAGTATATGCTGAACGTAAAGATGTGAAGAAACTGGTAACAGAATATGAAGGAGCTACAGAATAATGGCCTCTGATCCAAATTTAATCGCTAAAAGATTAAGAGAACAAAGAAAACAAGTAAAAGATGAGACAGTGGTTCTTAATGAACAACTGGCTCTAGTTGATGTAATAATTGACGAGTATGATGATTTGATTATTAAATTAGATAAGAAAATTCAACCATTGCTGCCTCCTATCAATTATCAAATTGATCAAGTACAAAAGGCATATCTTGATAGAATATCTCATGGATGTAGGAGTGATCTTACATGGCAATTACAAGAAGAGAAGGAAATGAATATTTACAATAATCCTAAGCAACCAGTAAAGATATATCAAGTTGTAAAAGACCCATCTACATTTAGATTTCTAGGATACTATGGCCCAAAATATTACAAATACCCAAAGAATAGAGAGTATGGATCTAATGTAGTAGAGACTATTAACGACGCAGATGCAAATGTGGGTAGTAAGATTTTGCCTATATTTGATGCTGATGCAGAAACTCTAACTGGATTTACTACAGGTAGACTTTCTGGTATCAAGACAGGAGATTTTATAACAGACTCATTATCGTATCCTTACATATTTCAAGCAGGAGCTGGAACATCTATAACTGGTTTTGGACTTACTGACTACGCCAAATACAATTATGCGGTGAGTGGATTTTGTACATCAGGTGATAATAAAATATATGGAGATCAGAGAATAGGATTCATAACTGATTTCAGTATTGGAGATGAAGTTTATGGTGCCTCAGATAGAAGTGGTGCTGGAATCATACCAACAGGAACAACTATTACAGGGTTTGGAACTGCGGTTGGTATCGTAACTTTTGTGAACTCTGCTGGTATTACTACAGGTGTAGAAGTAACTCTAGATTTTGCAACTCTAAGTAATGCGGTCACTAACAACATCAATAAAGATATAGGAACATCATTCTATGTCGGAGTCGTATCATCATACTATTACGCAGACCTAAGTGCTGCTCCCAATGCTACAGGTATTAGTAGTTCTTTCATTATTATTAGACCTGGCGATTTAACAAACATAGAGTTTGAATCCACTAAGAATCCAATAGACCCAGTAGAGATAGGTATAGCGAGGGGTGCAAATATAGGAAAAGGACATAGATTGGAATTGATTAATAATGGAGATCCAGACATTACTGCACAGTGGAGAGAAATTATTGAAGATCCAGAACCAGCCGTGGGTGCTGGTAGAGTGGAATATTATATTGGTACTACTCAGTGGCCTACTATATCAAGAAGAGATTCTGATGGAGATGTGGTTACTACACACGCAACTCTAGGACAGAGAGTTATTGTAGGTGTGGGTGCAACTATTGGTGCTGGTATAGGGTACACAGGAACTCCTCCAGCTGGTGCAATACCAGGCGATTGTGGAACTTATGATACTGCAATCATTGATGCAGAAACTGAACTGCAAAATCTTATTAATGCAAGCACACCCAAAATAAATCACTATATAAATGGAGCAGATTCTTTGCGACAACTAAGAGATGATGATGAAACAAAAGCATGGGGATACCTACAAGCAATAGGGTTCAACAATGCAAAAGCTAGTAGACAACTATCGCAAGCAGAAACTATAGAGGATTTTAATTGGCCTGACGTTGGAATTACAACATGATACCAGAACATTTCTACCCATTTTGGACTGTTTATGATAGTCTAGGACAGAAGTATTGTGATTGCAGCCACGAGGAGTATGCAATCAGAACTTTAGAATTACATGAAGGTGAGGAGTTTACTTACAGGAGGATAGATGCTCCTAAACCACTGCCACCACATATTGTAGATGTAACAGCAACAGCTGAAAAAGAATTGCCTGGGCAACAGGGATTACCTTCAGCAGTTGAGAGATTACATAATGATATCAGAAAGAGTTTGAGGAAACCTTTTGAACCTCTACCCGAAAGTGAATTGAAAAGCATGCCACATGATTTACATTGATTGCCGACAAGAATTTTTAGATTGGTCTAAGTATGACTTATCGAAAGACGAGATATATGTTGTAGATTACATCTTTCCGCCTTGGTTTGTTCACCATGTTCATGATATGGTGATGACAGGATACAACTGGTTCTGGGGACACACCAGCGGATATGCTGAAGATGGTAGAGATGTGGGTGCAGATCCTACATGGGAAGAGGCGCCAGCCTTGAAACAACAGATATTTCCTCCAGACAGGAGTGACATTGCACAGGACAGTGCCTTCAAAATGATCTACAGTGCTGTTATGAATACTCTACCATTTGAAGTAGAACTGGGAGAGATAATGATAAATGGACAACAGTGGATACATAACACAACACCACATCAGGATTGTACATGTGACAATGGCCTCAGTTTCTGTTATTATATAAACAAAGAGTGGAATCCAGAGTGGGGAGGTCAGTTGATGTATAAGTTAAATGATAAGTGGGAAGGGGTAGACCCTGCCCCAGGCAGAGTTATATTCTTCAAAGGAAATATATGGCATCATGGTATGCCACCAAATGAAAAGTATCGTGGACTAAGATCTAGTCTGGTATATAAAACAATGAGAAAAGTACCTCTACCTTCAAAATGAAAAAAGAAATCTTTGGAATACCTATCTTTGAAGACAAGGTTGATGTAACTAAATTTGATATCATTCCTAGAGCTCCACTAGAACCAACATGGGATTCTGGTGTTCCTTCTACTTTCTCATCACAAAAACAAGAACTGATTCCAGAGGATATATGGAGATATCTATCTGAAGTTATAGAAAGGAACTTGTACCCAGCAAACTTGATGGGAGAGAACGCAAGGTTCGGGCATATATGGAAAAATGTCTATGAAAAACATCACTATCAGGATGCTCACATACACCCTAAAAGTCAGTGGAGTTTTGTAATTTATGTTGATGTAACATCAAGGACAGCCTTCTTTAATCCTTCAATACATAATATACAGAATCATATAGGTTGCACAAATCCTTATTTTCCGTTAGACTATAAGCCTAATCTTGAGCCTGGGAGTATTATTATATTCCCATCATTCCTCATGCACATGGTTAATTCAGGCAATGAGGGATCTACAATATCTGGAAACCTTTACATGGAATACCCATGACTGACACAAAGAAAAACAGAATGACAAAGGAGGAGTACCTCCAGAAATGCGAGGAAGTAGAAGATACTGCCTACGCTGAAAAAGGCCATCCACAGAGTTTTGGAAACAATCTATTACTCCAAAACATTGATGCCTTCGGTAAAGAGATTGCAAAATTGAGTACTAAAGTAAGAGCCCTTGAGAGATCTGCTAATGATGCAGAACTTAGAATCGTTGGACTCGAGCATGAAATCGCACTATTATCAGAGGAGGTTGAAAATGGTAAAACGCACACACACGATTGAGAAAAAAAATCCCCAACATAATCAGATATGGGAATGGGAAGAAACTCCAGAGTTAGCGGCATATATTGCTAAACAAACTGGTAAACAGGTTTTACAGGATGGTCCTAAAGTACCCGAATCTTAAAGATCATATATTTGAGTATGATTTGTTATCTCATCAGGAATGTGATGAGATAGTTTCTTACTTGGATTCTCGTGAATGGGATGATTTCATGTGGTATCAGGGTTCAACTAATGAACATGTTGATCTTGATAAAGATTCAAAGATGAAGTCAACTGTAGATTGCCCAGAGGCGGCATCTATGATACAACCACATATAAATGATGAGTTGCATCATGCCTTCCACGAAAAATATAATTATTATAGTGTTGGATCTGGCGGTGGTGGTTCATTCTGGGAAGCCAGCTCTGGTATAAAATTCAATAAGTATGCTGTTGGCGATTATCTTAGTCCTCACTACGATCACATTCATTCTCTCTTTCAAGGACAATTTAGAGGAATACCTGTCACAAGTGTGGTAGGTGTATTGAATGATGACTTTGAAGGCGGTGATTTTATATTTTGGGAAGAACACACTGTCAACATAAAGAAGGGAAGTGTATTAGTATTTCCAGCACTGTATTTGTTTCCACATGAAGTCACTCCAGTTACAAAAGGGGTTAGATATTCTTGGATACAATGGATTGTATAGTCCTGATGTATGACTCAAAAAGACATGTAGGTGGTGCAACCTATATTTTGGACAGGGGTTCGACTCCCCTCACCTCCATAAGCTAGGGGGTGCAATGGTTTCGACAGGGTACAAGGAGCATGACTGAAAACCTGCTCGGAGAGCAAACCACAGATGCAAAATCATCTGACACTGCTGCGAACAACATCGTAGCGTTCTCTCGTATTCTTACGAGAGAATTTGCCCGCACTGACGAACTCGTCACTGCCTAAGGGGCAATCGGGGATTGGTTACTCCTTGTTACCCAAGTGACCATAGGGGGCTCTGCCCCCTTTCATATATAAATTAAAACTTTATGCGTTTACAATTTTGGTATTCTAAAGGTGTAAAGCAGTGGCATTGGACACTCCACACCAGACATTACGCTCCAAAAGGACAAGACTACTATCATACCTCTGGATCAGGAACTGACGTAAGAGAGGTAATGGATAAAGTTGCCTCAGAAGTTGAACATTTAGTGGAAGAAAGAAACAAAGATGTTTGAATTAAGTGATCAATTAGAAGTTATAGCTATTACTGATGTAGGTCCTGAAAAAAGGAACTGTATGTTGATAGATAATTTCTACAAAAATCCTGATGAAGTAAGAATTTTAGCACATAAACTACCAAAAAGAAAAGATATAAATCTAGTAAATCATCACTCAGGAACGAGATCAGTATATGAAACAGAAGAGTTAAGGAAAAATACTGAGAGATTATTCAAAGAACTATGTTATGATGTTGATTTTTGGGGTAGACCAACAGACCATGACTTCATGGAAAGAAACATGTCAGTCATGCCTTTCTTGGTAGATTGGATGAATCAGGACACAGTTGCTAAACAACCATTACAACTGTTACCATTTCAGGCTTACTATCCAGAAAACCCAAGTCCTTTTCAATTTACTGTAGAAATTTTTCTCAACCAAAATATGACTGCCCAAGGTGGCACTGATATTTGGGCATTTGCTGGAAAGACTACAGTTGATGAAGATCTGAAAAACATGTACGCAGATGCTGATGCTTTCTCACTGAGGAAAGATGTATATGAATCAGTACTGGCTTGGAAACAGATGATGATGTTTGGAATGGAATACAACAGAGCGATCATCATACCAGCAGATATCCTACAGGCACCATTCATTACCGCAGGCATGTATGAGACAGAAGATAGACTCTCTCAGAAGATATTCTTGTAGATGTCTAAATAGGTTAGAAGAAATTTTATAGGTTGAAGGTAAAATGCCTCTATCAAGATTAGAAAACTTTCTAAAGAACGCTGAGGGAAATATTCTCTATGTTAATCCCAGTGACTTTGATGCAACAGATAGTATAGAAAATAGAGGTAACTCTCAGACAAGACCCTTCAAGACTATTCAAAGGGCATTGATTGAGGCTGCAAGATTTTCATATCAGACAGGAAAGAACAATGATAAGATTGACAGAACTACTATTCTAGCATATCCTGGCGTACACTATATTGACAACAGGCCTGGATTTACAGTAACAAATAATAATGGTAATGCAGAATTTAAGTGCAGAAAGAACGCTGGATATCAAACAACAACATTAACTCAGTTTACTACAGAAAGTAATTTTGATGTATTAGACCCTAATAACGAACTATACAAGTATAATAGTACCGAAGGTGGTGCTATCATGCCTCGTGGTACATCTATTATTGGTTTAGATCTTCGTAAAACCAAGTTAAGACCACTATATGTTCCTGATCCAGCTAATGATGCCATGGAATATGGTGGTGTTCTTAGGGTTACAGGTACTTGTTACTTTACTGCTTTCACCATATTTGATGCAGACATAACCAAAACTGCATACTATGACTACGATAGTAATACAAGAACTCCCTCATACTCTCACCATAAATTAGCGACATTCACCTACGCTGATGGTATAAACAATGTTTTAATTGATGGTACAGACACTGGATTGACTGACCTTGATATGTTCTACTTCAAGGTGGCACAGGCATATGGAGATGCTTCTGGTAGACCAGTTGGTGATTACCCAACATTTGATGACTTTGAACCCAACGTAGATGAATTTAGAATTGTTGGAGACTTACAATCAGACCCAGTTGGTGTTACATCTATCAAGGCTGGTGATGGTAACACTCCTACTGCAACTATTACAGTCACCTCTAATAAGGCACATGGATTATTCAAGGACACTCCTGTATTAATCGCTGGTATTACAACTGCAATCAACTCCTACAATGGTTCATTCCTTGTAGATGAGATATTGAGTCCTGTTCAGTTCACATTCCAGACTCCTAATATCCCTGCTAATGCACTCCCAACAGCACAGGAAATACAAAATTCCAGTATTGTTGTTGAGTCTGATACTGTTGGATCTGCTTCTCCATATATCTTTAACGTATCACTCCGTTCAGTGTTTGGTATGAATGGATTGGATTGTGATGGAGACAAGGCAACTGGTTTCAAATCTATGGTTTGTGCTCAGTTTACTGGTATTTCAATTCAGAAAGACGACAACGCCTTCATCTTATATAATCCTAGCACTGCGATCTTCAATGACACAACAACAGTAGCAGAGTCAGAGAAACCACTACACTCTAACTCAAGGGCGATATACAAACCGAATTATGAAACCTCACACATGAGGACTAGGAATAATTCTGTTATCCAGTTGGTGTCTGTTTTCGCTATTGCATACGCTAGACACTTCCATGCAGAACGAGGCGGTGACGCATCAATCACCAACTCTAACTCTAACTTTGGACAGACTGCTCTTGAGGCTACAGGTTTCCGTCCAGAGTCATTTGATAGAGATGATGTAGGTTACATCACACATATCATACCACCAAGAGAGATTGTAAGAGAGGACTCCACAGTATCATGGTTGACCATTGATACTAGAAAAACGATTGGTGTTGGTGTTACTGAGAGATTATATCTCTTTGGATATAATAATGAGGAAATAGTTCCTCCACATGAGATTGACTCATTTAAGGTTGGTGCAAGACAAAATGATAAGTTATTCCTAAGTTTAGTTAATACTCTATCAGGTCAGGCTGTACAAGAAACTTATGAAGCACCTATCTTCATGCAAGTGCCGAGTGGTATTGGAACATCATCAGTAAAACAGTATGAAGTAATTAGAAACTCTGGTGTAAACAATATTATTTCAAACGTATTCACTCTTAAAACTAATCATCAATTAGTGAATGGAGAGAAAGTAAGGGTATTTAGTAATACTGGTGAAACTCCTGCTGGTATCATAAATGACAAGGTATATTTTGCGATTTCTGGTGGTACACTGGCTGCAGATAGGATACAATTGGCATCTACATTTAACGATGCTGTTGCTCGTAGACCCATCACAGGTATATCAAATGGTGGTGGTAAATTAACTATCAGATCTACTGTATCGGATAAGACTCCTGGCGATCCAGGCCACCCAATGCAGTATGATGAGACCACATACACTATTAATAATGTTCAGAATGTAGTTGGTGGTTGGTACTTAACTGCCTCCTCTAGCCTATCATCTAACACAATATTCCCTGCTATCAACACTATTGGTGTAAGTATTATTGGAGAAGAAACAGGTACAACATTCTTAAAGAGAAGAGTAGATAACAGAGGTTTACTTGATAGAGTTTACAGGGCAAGATATGTTATACCAAAAGAACACACCAATGCTCGTGCTCCGAAGCCTGGTTTCATTCTACAGGAATCTAAGACAGTTGGTGTAGGTAGTGCATCATTCTTGAGTGCAGACTTGAGTAATCCAACTCAACTTAAGAACGTCAAGATCATTAAGAACGCTACATATAATTCCAATACTCTTACCTTTACTACAGAAGAACCACATAGATTAGTAAAAGGAGATACTGTAACTATTAGAAACGTATCTTCCGTAAACAATAGCACATCAGTACAAAAACTAGGATATAATGGTGAACACCCAATTACAGATGTTCTAAGTACAAAACAATTCACTGTAACTGGTATCAACACAGATCCAGGCTTATTCTTAAACCAAGTCAACCAGAGAACTACACAACAACAGATTGAAGCACTACCTACAGTTCAGAGATCAAAGGCTGTAGATAGTTTTGCAGTTTACAGGGTTCAAGAGAACAGACCTCATGTGCCTGGCACATCTGGACAAGATGGTGTTTACAATGTCATCTTAGTATGTTCATCAGTCCCACTAGATAAGGATCTTGGATTTGGTGTATCTATGAAGTCCTTCTCTCAGGACGTTAGAAACTTATATCCACAACAAGATAGGGACAACTACGACTCAGATCCAGAACCCGCTATCACTCATGCTAGTGCATCTATCATTGGTGATGTTATAACAAGTGATAAGAAGAAATCAATCACCAAAGAATCTCTTGGTTACTTCATGCAAGGACAGTCAGTTGGTTTCGCTGCTACTGGTGCGGTCATCACTGGTACTGGTAGTACCACTGTTACCTTGTTTACTGATGTTGAACACAATTTCAACCCAGTTAAGTCAGTCTCACTTATCAATCCTGGCGCTGGATATAATAACGGATCAGGAATCGCCACAGTCATATATGCTGCGGATCTGGAAAATAATGCACTGATTGGTAGAAATGCCGCTGCTAAGATTACTGTATCTGCTGCTGGTACTATTACAGATGTTGACTTAATTGATGGTGGTTGTGGTTATGGTATAGGTAACACCATGACAGTATCATCATTCCCAGCTGGTGCTCCTAGTGTTGCTGGTGTAGTATCAGTAACATCTATATTCTCTCATTTAGGAGATGGATTAAACTTAACTGGTTTTGAAGATCCAAAACTAAATGGCACATTCAAGATTGTAGATATTCCTACATCTAAATCTATTTCAGTTGAGATAGGAACTGCTAGAAATCTTGAACCATACTTTAAAGATAGAGATGATAGAAGAGTTCCAACATATCACTTAGCAAACATTGGTGTTGGTGTAACTTATATTGACGTAACAGGTGCAACTGGACTTACTACAATTAGAACGGACGGAAACCACTCTCTTGTGGCTGGAAATGGTTTCGTAATTCAAGGAACTAAGAACCCACTCTTTGATGATAGAACACTTGTAGTTGATGGTGTAGAGGAAGATCTACCACTTAGAAGTATTACTTTCAATGTTGGTATTATCACTGCTGGTATTGATACATCATATCTAACAACCAATACTAGACTATTTGGTAATGGTATATCTGCCAATGGTAAGTCATTGAGTGCTGGTGAGAATAATTTGGCTGGTAGAGGTTCATACTTCTATACTGGTATATCCACCACAATCAATGCTCCATTAACATCTACAGATACAAATATCACTCTTACATCTAATGATGGATTTAGAAGAGGAGACTATTGTATAATCAATGGTGAAGTTGTAAGATTCACCTCTGATAATATTAATAACATTCTTAGAGGTCAGTTTGGTACTCTGGCATCGCCTGCAATCACAGGAACTACGATTAAGAAGATCAAGGTTCTTCCTATGGAATTACGCAGACCTTCGATCCTTCGTGCCTCTGGTCATACGTTTGAATATCTTGGTTATGGATCAGGAAACTACTCCACATCATTACCACAGAAACAGGACAGAGTTCTATCTGATACTGAATCACTGACTGCACAGAAGAAAGAGCTAGATGGTGGTACAGTTGTTTATACTGGTATGAACGACTCAGGAGACTTCTTTACAGGATATAAGAAGTTATCATCTATCACTGGTGAAGAGGAAGTTCTCGAAGCTCCAGTGTTCACCTATGTTGGTGACGATGCTGAGGCAGAAACAATCAAGAGAGCATCAGGTGTATTTGATGAGGTATTAATTAGAGAGTCACTTACAGTTGAGGGTGGAGACAACAACAATAGAACATCACAGTTCTATGGTCCTGTCAACTTCACTGAGAAACTAACAAACACATCTGAAGAAGGTATTGAAACTGTAAACTTCTCACTTAGAGGAGATGCCCCACAGGGTAAGATCATAACAGTTGGTATCTCTACTCCTACAAGTGCTGCTAGATCAGGTGACATATCATTTGTTGGTGTGCCTGCGCCTGGTGGATACTTAGGACATATTTTTGCAGAGGGTGAATGGAGAAGATTTGGTGTCATATCACAGGAGAGAGACAGACAGTTCGCTAAGTTTGATCAGATTGGTATTGGACAATCCACACAAAACTTTGCTTTCCAAGATGCTCTTGAGGTCAATGGTGTTGCCAAGATAAAAGACCTATTTGTATCTGGTATGGTTACATTTCAGGCTAACCAGACATTCAAAGGTGTCTCTTATGATACTCTAGTAATTAAGCAGAACGCTAACTTCTGGGGATACAACACTACAGGTGGTATATCCTATGATGGAATCCCTTGGGAAGATCATGGTTACTACACACAGGTACATGAGAATGGTACTTCCAGACTGTATAACATAGAGACTGTTGGTACTTATGTAACATTCAAACCAGCATCACAGATAGTGGTTGAAGGACCTATGAAGTCCACATTCGCTGGTGTAAGTACATTCACTGGTACACTTAAAGTTGGAAACCTTGAAAGTACAGGTGGTACATTCAATGGTACATTTGTTAATGCTTCCAACGGTTCATTTGGTATTCTTGAGGCATCAAATCAGTTATACGCAAAGGTTGGTTTCGTTACTGACCTACACGTTACAGTCGGTGTTGTAACTAACGGACTGTATGCTGATATTGGTATTACAACTCTATCTCATGTTACAACACAATATGTCAATGAAAATAGAGTATTTACAGGTATTGTTACTAACTTACAAGTAACAAACAGTGCTACGATTGCCAATGAGACAGTCACAAACGCAACCATTACTAATCTAACAGTTCCTTCTGCTGGTGGTGGTAACGCAGATATTGAACTTGCAAACATTGCTCAACTTACGTCTACAGACATCACATTTACTGATGACCTCATAGGTCCTGACGCATACTTCTCTAATGATGTAGACTCTGATGCTATGACTACCAGACAGATTGGTAGTAAGTACCCTGCATCGCCAGGTAATGAGGCAGAACAATTAACTATCTTTGCTAACGCTGGTATCTACACTTGTATTGTTGGTTTTGCTGCAACGATAGAGAGAATCAACATGCCACAAGGCAGTAATGGACTTACTGCCCCAACCATTCGTGCAAACGTTGGTATCATTACAGCATTGAGTGCTGGTAATGGTGGTAACATGACTATTGATGCTGGTTCTGCTGGACAGATTAAATCATTCCAGTTTGAATCAACTGCAACAACTGTTCCACCTATCAAGACATCATCTAGTGCCAAGTGTGTAAACTTGAACGCTGACTTACTTGATGGTAAGACAACTAAAGATACCAACTGGACAAGCGGTTCTTCTATTGTTGCCAGAGACTCCAATGGTAGTACAAAGGTCAATGTTATCACTGCGACATTATTCCAAGGCGGTACAGGTGCTTTCCCTACTGCGATCACAGGTAATAATGCGACTATTGGTGGTAATAACGAAATCAACAACCTTGAGGTTACAGGTACATTTACTGCCGCAACTGGAACTAATTTTGCTGGTAATGCTGCAACTTCCACACTTGCCTCTAACATTCAAATCCCTAGTGGTAGAGTTCCTTACAATAATTCAAACAACAGCACCACATCGTCAGCTAATCTTACATTCAATGGAACTAGACTGACTGTAAATTCAATTACTGCCTCATCAGACTTCGATTGTAACGCTAGCACAGGTACATTTAACAATGATCTTGTATGTAATGGTGTGTTCAGAACTGACAATGTAAGAATCAAAGATAACAAGATTGATACTACGTCAGGAGCATTAAAATTAGATGCAGATAACAATTCAGTTGAAGTTACTGCTGACATCAATCAAACTGGAAACTTCAATACCACTGGAGATGTTACTGCCTTCGTATCTGACATGAGGTTGAAAACAAGTCTAGAACAGATTGATGGTGCTATTGCTAAGGTATGTAAGTTAAGTGGATTTACATATTCATTCAATGAAACTGCTGGTGAACTAGGATTTGATACTGAAACAAGGTATGCTGGTGTATCTGCACAACAGGTTAAAGAAGTATTACCTGAGGCTGTTAAACCAGCTGCTGTAGGTAAAGGATACATGACAGTACAATACGACAAACTTGTACCTCTACTCATAGAGGCTGTCAAAGAACTTAAAGATGAGATTGAGGAACTGAAAAATGGAGGATAGATACGAACCCCAGCAGTTTCAAGATGGAGACTGGCATTGCGAAGCAATAATGGGGATTGAAGAGGTGAGAATACTTCACCACACAATCACCGAGTATCTTGATAAATTTGATGACATACCGCCAGTCAATAAATCCTATCTAGAACATATACAGAGTAAGATGTTTGGTATGATTGCTGAATACAACCTAGAGTTATAACAACATGAATTTGAATATTATTGATGAAAAGACTCATAGAGTCAATGATGAACTAAAATATGACATTCACAGACTAGAAGAACACCCGATCATTGTCATTGATGATGTATTGGAGAATCCACATGACTTCATAAGTGAGGTGGTGGAGAAAATTCCTATGCAATATAATGAATTGGGAAAAGGCGATCCAGACGAGGTATTTCCAGGCTACCAATCAAATGTACATCTTGACCTAGCAGAACTATCTAAACTGACTGGACACATGATACAAAGGTGTACAGACTTTCAAAACATTGATCCAGACGCAGTAAAACTATTATATCAAGTCAATGCCATGTATAGCGACAGGAAAGTTCCTAGAATCTCTATACAACCACACATAGACCCAGCAATATATGCCACAGTATTATATCTGAATGAAGAAGGTGAAGGCGGAACTTCATTTTTCACCCATAGTGCAACTGGACTAACTAATACAGAGAACATATACAAACCATTCAAAAGAACCCAAGAGTATTGGAATCTTAAAGAATGGATCTATGATTTCTCCAATAAGGCAACTGACCTAATAGATAATGACACAACTCTTATTGAAGAGGTATGGGAAGAACAACATCATGTTCAAATGAAATTCAATAGAATGATTATATACCCTTCTTTTATGTGGCACAGTGCTATAATGAAAAATGGTTGGTATAAAGATGATCCTAGAATATCATTATCTGGATTTGTCTTTGCTCCTTCGCTCAATGTAGATGTCAATGCTGAATGAAACAAATCAATTATTTCACTATATCCTTCATTCTGGGAATGTTCTTCCTACACTCGATCATAGAAGATTGCTCGAACTCGTTGAAGGATTAGATTGGCCTGAACCAGGCAATCCTCCTCCTAGTTCATATTATGATCTCAAAGGATACAGGTCGCAGATGCTCATAGAACCCGAACATGGGGAGATATTTGATTTAATTCATAAGGCACATATTAGATTAATGCCTAGCATATATGAACATTATGGAAATACTTTACCAAAAGACCCTATCTACGATAAATACTCTGGATACTGGTTATGTAAATATCCAGAGGGCGGTTATCTTTCTCCTCATGCAGATGTTGATGCTGATGCTGGTTCAGTAACTGCATCTTATACTATTAATGATGATTATGAAGGCGGTTGGATCACATTTTGGGGAAAATATAATATTCTCTCAGGAGGCAACTCTGCTCATGTATATCCAAGTAATCACTTGTTTAAACATGAAGTCACACCTGTGACTAAGGGCGAGAGATACTCAGTTATCACTTGGTTCAGTTACGAAAAAGGAAAAGAATGGTTGACATAGAAAACCTAACTAACATATCAAATTCTGGACAGTATCCTACTCTATTCAATTCAGAGGATATTGAAGCGGTAAAGAGTATTGTAGAGATATATCCTGATTTATTCTCTGTTGGTATGAATCAAGGTATGGGATTAATAAAAAGTGAATCAGATACAACAAAGTATGGATTTAAGTTTCAAGTACCAACAGGCATAGAACAGTATCAGTATTTTGATGGACATATAGGAACTAATGTGTTGTTTAAATATCTGAACAAATATAAATTTATATACTTTAAAAATGGAGTGATGGTAGAGGAGTTGCTATCATTTGACCCGCCTGCATTGTTTGCTCCGAGTATAGAAGGATTATGTCAATTAGCAACAGAGGCCACAGGGAATACTGATACTTCATCTTTAAAGGAACTATTAGAGTTATTTGATGCTGACATAGAGAACTATAGTATTAGTAGTGCTAATGTTAGCAGAGTCAATAAGAATATTAGAATAGGTCTGATAAAAACGGATATGAATATATCAGAGGACATATTAAAATATCTTGGCACTAGATCAAATACCAAGACATATATTAATATAAAAGGTGTAACCGATTGCGTAGATGAATTGGCAGTGGATCAGGAAAATAATTTGATAGAGATAGTAATAGAGTTCAATGAAACAGGTTTAGTTAAGAATTTAGGTTACTCTTTATCAACACAGTTTGCCAAAGATGCCCCAGAGGGAACAACTGCTCAAGATAATTGGGTAACATATTCACAGAGACTTGAATCTCATAATTCATCTGTAGCATCAATATCCAGTAACGCTAAGACATTCTTATGGATGCCAGACTCATGGGTAGATGAAATATCTACATGGGAACAGTTACCTTCCGCAGTTCATGGTGCTACAATAATAACTGCCAATTCAGAAGGAACTAAAACTGAATTAGTATATGGTTTAGATTAGATATTAGATATACTACCGCTACCGCCAAACTGAATTTTACCATTATTACCACCAGCACCTCCGCCACCTTGGCCTCCTTGCCCATTTCTACCAGAGGAATGGTATCCACAACCCTGTTGATCTCCAGCGCCTTGAGTTCCTGTACCACCTTGGCCTCCGCCTTGACCATTTGATTCAAATGCGCCGCCTTGACCTCCGCCACCGCCAGCGCCACCTTGGCCGCCTCCTCTATTGCTTCCTCCTTGACCGCCACTACCGCCTGAACCATTCCTACTACTTGCAGTTTGAATATCAATAAAGGCATTGTTTCCATTCCAGTAATATCCCGCTCCTCTACCACCTTGGCCTCCGCTGCCTCCATTACCGCCTGCTCCTCCATTGTTTGAACAGACACGATAAGAACTATTACAGAACCAACCACTACATCTTCTTCCACCAGCGTGACCACCACCGCCACCTTTGCCGCCATTGCCGCCGCCTCCGCCGCCACCGCCTGCGCCACGGACTCTTGAATCTTTTTGTGAAGTGGGCATGAATATTGGAGAACTTACTACCATTGCTCTTCCGCCTGCCTTTCCGTTATTGCCTCCGCCACCTCCACCTTCTCCAGAGTAACCTCTGACACGAGGATTGCCAACTGCACTGGTAACATAAGCAATGATATTACCGTTACCACCACTATTGAATCTTACTGCTGGACTTAGATCAGAGTTACCTCCGAAGTGACCATTAAGATTGATTTGTTTAGTTATGTTTGAAGTCCACTCTTGATTACCAAATACTTCATATCTTGCCTGACAGTGCATCCAATTTCCATTGCAATCAGCAGTAAGTTTACTTACAGTGCTTCTTAGATCGCTAAATGATATTGCACCACTGGTAGGAACATTATTATTATCAGATATATCTGCAACGCCTTGTCCTCTATAGTAATTACCAAGACTATTACCAGCACTGTATTTGGAGTTGATTTGACTCAACTTAATTTCGCCACTAACAAATTCTGTGGTCTTACTTATACTTAGACTTCCATTACCAACAGGACCACTTGTGAAATCACTGTAAAAATTATTTGACACATCTGAAAAAACTTTTGATGATGTAAGATCGTAATTCATATCATACATCGCTTGGTTATCTTCTAGATCAATCGCTATGATCTTATCCTTATCTGCCTCGTAGTGTGATGCCACACCTGACATATATTTTACACAATCTTTTAGATCAGCATTGACATTGAACTTAACGCCATTTCTTCTTATAATAGGATTAACAAATACTACGCCCTCAGACCAATAATCATTTGCTAGGTTCAACCACTCATTAATTTCTAGATGTTCAGTTATAAATGATTCCTCAGTAGGCACAATATGGATTCTCTTTGTACCCTCAGTGGTTCTAGAAGGATCGTAATTATCGTTATAGTACCAAATGCGACAATAGAAGTCTCCAACAGTTGCAAGAGTCTTGTAGATAACATCACGCTTGCACATGACATTTCTTACAGTTGGATTAATCTCGGTTCTTTGCAGTTCTGGATTGGTTTCTATTTCATAGTCAGAATATGCCATTCTTTGTAGTGATACCTTGCCAATTCTATTTATTATGGTATGATATATAGAGTGAGTGCATTAAAATTATGAGTCATAAAGAAGATCTGACTAAGAGAGCGAACGATCTACAGGTAGAGATACAAGAGTTGAGTAAAACCTTTGAACTCAAGAAAGAGGAGTTTCTAAAGGTACAAGGCGCTTTAGAAATGCTTCAAATCTTAGAAAATGAGAAAGCAAGTAAAGAAACTTGACGATTTAATTATCAAAAAATCAAACCCAAGACTATACAAACAGATGTACAGTACAAAAACTGTACACTGCTGCCCCCAATGTGGACATTTATTTGTGGAATAGGGTTGACATACAATAAAGATCATGTTAGAATGGGTGCATGAAACAATTTCCGCCTGCCATTAAAGAATACATACCACTCAAAGGAAGCGGTGTGGCGTATCTCTATGAGTACACCAATATCGTGAACATGATGAAGTATGTTGGTATTCACTTAGGATTGCCTGAGGACACTTATCTTGAGAGTTCAAAGAATCCTGAGTTTAGAAAAGTAATGGCGGGGTCAGAACCTGTTTTAATATTCAAAATACTACAATACGGAACATACAAACAAATGCAAGACGCTGAACACGCTCTACTCTCTGAGGTAGATGCAAGAAACAATCCAAACTATTACAATCAGAGTAATGGTTCGCCTTCATTCTCACACAAGTCACTAGACATTGAGAAGTGTATGGACATTGATGCTAGAAGAAGAAGAGGAGAGTTCAATGTAGGTAAGAAACCTATTGAGGATTGGGTAAATGTACCAAGATTTCAAGGTAGAGCAGAGGAACTAGATCATAAATCAGTTCGTAAGATCAAAGGATTGATTGAAGCAAATGGCGGTAACACAGACAACTGTGACCCTATATTCATCATACTTGGAGAGTTGAACAACGGAAACCATACTCTCACTGCTGCATCAGAATGTTCAAAAGTAATTGACATACCAGTTGCAATCTTGCCTGATGATATTGGTAAGACTCTATCTGATCTTGAGATTGATTACTTATCTAAACTTGCTAACAAGGAAGATGAGAAGCACAAAACATCAAACAGTAAGAAAGATATTGTAAAAACTCTGGTTAAGAACAAACTTGCAGACCCAAAGTTTGACTTTGATTCAGCAAGATGCCTTGCACTTCTTGAAGGTTTGTTAGTTAGAACTAAGAGTGAACAGAACAGTATCAAGAAAATGGCGAAGTCTCAGTATATTACTGAAAAGAATCGTCTTGAGGGTAAAGTTCGTATTAATTGGGAACTAAAATCCAATAAGGCAATCTTGAGTGCTAAGTGTGATGATCTAAGAGACAGTAATACATTAGTATATTCTGCTTCATCAGGTCACACAAACAAACTTGACACCGAGTTCATCACTCACGTCAACTTGAACCCTGCTAAACCACATATTGTTATCGTCATACACCACCCAAGTGATGAAGCGGAAAAATCATGGAATAGAACTGAAGGTGCAAAAATGTACAACAGATTCACTGATTTCTTTGAACACATGAATATGCCTGAGGTAGATGGCATACCAGTTGAGAGAACAATCAGATTCGTACCTATGGATTCATACAAATATGATAGAAGTTTACGATAACTTCTTACCTACAGAGGTCTTTACGCCCATCAAGGATTATATCTTTGGTGGGCGTATGCCTTGGTACTATTCGCCTACCTCTGTGATGGAAGGCGATGGTTGCCCACAATTTTCTCATGCGTGTTACATAGACGCTGAACCAATATCAGATGTTTATGGTATAATCAAACCAGTATTCTCTGCACTTAATCCATTTGCTTTGCATAGGATTAAGTTTAATGCTACGCCAAGGACAAAAGATATAAAAGAAAAACCACTACACGTTGACATTTCAGGTCCCCAAGATGATAAAGGCAAGTTTACTGACATACCAAACTATCATATATGTGTATTATATTTCAATGATAACAATGGATATACATATTTTGAGGACGGGCAAAAAGTAGAATCAAAAGAGAATAGAGCAGTGATATTCTCAGGAGAGTTGCTTCATGCAGGCACATCATGTACTGATACAGATTTAAGAGTTGTTCTTAACATAGACTATTGTAAGTGGAATTAGATGGATTTATTTCCTACATTATTAGAAGAGTATGACCTCACAGGAGCGCCTGGTATTGATGAGTTCAGAAATCATATATTACAGAGTATAGAAAACAATATGCACAGAGGGCACTCTCTAGCGGTAAATGGTGTGAGTTCTCATGGTGGTTTCGACCCATTAAATGACCCTGCATCACGAGAAATATTAGCAGTGTTCCAAGAATGTGTCAATCATTACTCAGATAAAATGGGCACTTATCCTTCAATGATGAGTGGTGCTTGGTATAATGTTCTACCAAAGGGCGGATACACAGAGAGACACAGACATGAATCAAGTGTGGTAAGTGGTGCATTTTATATAAAATTGCCAGAGGGAGATTGCGGTAATTTTTATGTTGTATCGCCGATACAACAATATATGATGTGTATGCAATTTGTGAAGAAAAGTTTGTATGGTGATTATTTTTTTGATGTGCCTATAAAAGAAAGTCACCTGTACCTATTTCCTTCGTGGTTAGAACATGGCAGTAGAGTCAACAATACAGATGATGATAGGATTACTGTAAGTTTTAATACAACGCCTGTACCAAAAGACGATTTACCCTCTGATTTTATAGAACAAATATGGGGAAAAGAGAATGAGAACAGTTGATGTGCTGCCGTTGAAGTTGGGAGCAGTGATGTACCCAGAACATGAGACAGTAAAGTCATTACTGATTGATGAAATCAAAAGTCATGGTGATACCTATGAATTTCAAAAGGTAGATGCACACGCAAAAGGACTAGAACATTTTGATTACTATTCACCTCTATCAAGTGATAAGTATAAAGATTTTAGAGAGTGGATAGAGAAACAGGCAGAGATATATGCACAGGATATATTGGGTTATGAAACATCAGACTTCTTATTGACAGATAGTTGGTTAAATGTGTGTGACTCAGGTGGTAAACAATCGCCTCATTTTCATATAAATGCCGCTATATGTGCTCTATATTATATTAACTTTGATGATGAAGTTCACTCGCCAACATACTTTTATCGTCCTAACGATAGTATGAATTTTCCTGATTACTTTGCATATATGTTGACAAACCAAAAAGAAACAAAGTATAATTATATCAATGAAGTGGTTGGAGTTGAGGGTTCGTTGTTACTGTGGCCTGCTAACACCTGTCATGGATATACAACCAACTATGGCGATAATCGTATAACAGTATCCAGTAATTTGATGCCTAGATATATTAATGACGTTAGAATTGAACCTCTAACAAAAGAAGAAAGACACACTGCCATGACTACGTTTAGGTCTGGTAAACTATGGGATTATCCTCTATTATAATATGGAAGTCGTAAACATACTACCAACACCTGTTGCTATCATACCTTGCCCATTCCACGACAAGGTAAAGGAAAACATATTGACAGAGATAGAAGAACAAAAGTTAAATCAGTTATCATATAATACAAACTCAAGAGCATTGTCACATATAGGACACTATTCTGTTTTACAGAATGATGTTAAGTTTGGTAGATTTAGAAATTGGTGTGAACAACAGGCAGAATATTATGCAAAAGAAATTAAAGGCGATTACATACAGGAGACAGTACAAGTAACTGATAGTTGGATAAATGTAGCAGACAAAGGTGGTTATCAACACCCCCATTACCACAGTAATTCATATCTATCCGCTGTATATTATGTGAACTATGATAATGAAAAACATATAAGTACAAACTTTACCAGAGAGGAGAGTCTATATTTTCCCTCGATGCCCGCTCTACAATTAATGAGGAAAAAATACACGCCTCATAATCAAGATAATGAACTTATCGTGAATGAAGGCGAGTTAATAATATTCCCTGCACAGATCATACATGGATATGATGATAACCAATTCCAAGATAGAGTTACATTATCAATGAATATGATGCCTACAATAGTGACAAATGGCGACTATGGTTGGCGGTGTGTCAATCTGAACAAGGCAGAGAGAGAAAAGGCATTTGATACAAAAGAAAATTTAGACTTGACAAAGGAATAATATAATGCCATAATAGGATATGGGAAACAAAATGATCTTAGTTATCATTTTTGTTTCTCGCACCCTATTATAATACTATGGATAGATTAGGTTCAAAACCATACTCAATGCACAATCAAGGTATGAGGCCTGCTCTGAATCAAATGGGCAGAAGTGTGAGTACGGCATCAAAGTTTGGTATCGGTTTCGCTTTGGGTATGCTTTTTTACAGATTCAGTAGTGGACAGTTGAAGAAGTGGCACACTACCGATTGCACTGATACTGACCATACAGTATTATAAGAATATGAGAGGGAAGGTTTTGTGTTTGTTACCTTCCCTTTCCTTTTTTACAACAAACATTAATTATCATGCCTAAATTGACAAACGCAATTCAAAAGACAGAAGTTCTTAAGTGGACACAGGAACTATGTAGATGCCTAGAAGCACAGTACAGGAACTATTCGTTGAGATATGTTATGGATAGTCAGAATGGCAGTGACAAGTATCTACAGGAGAGGGCAAGAAAAATTGAGAATGATGAAGAGTGCATCAAATTCACTATCACATCAGGTAAGAAGTATCACAAAATCATACAAAACGATTTCAGAAATGGTAAGTATGAGAGTGCAGGCGTACACGCTTTTGTTGACAAAACAACAGGAGAAGTTTATAAACCTGCTTCATGGCGTGCTCCTGCTAAACACGTTAGATTTGATATGAGAGATCAAAACCAACGTGAGTATATGTATGCTCATTGCGATTGGGCAGGCGGTTATCTCTACATCAGATAATCCTTACACTTCTAAATAACTAAAAAGAATTAATTATGGGTTACGATTCACTAACTTCAGATACAGAGACACTAACTAAAGTTAAGTTGCAACAAGTTGATAGACTAAAGAAACAACTAAATGGTGCAATGAGAACTATAGGCAATCTTGACGAGAGATTGGCAACACTAGAGTCTATGGTTCATGCTGCCCTACTTAAACAGCAAGATGACATTAAGGCACTTATTACTGAAGTCAATGCCCTTAAAGGTAAGGCAGAATATGATAAGGCATCAAGTAAATTTGACATGGACGCTAAACCCGCCGACCCGACAGGAGCGCCACCAGTTGGATAACTGACACACAACCCCTTGCGAGGGGTTTTTTTATTCCCTATACTATGTTTATTGAAACAACTACATTATGAAACTTAGAGATCATCAGACAGAGATAATCCAGACTATGCAACACAAATGTGGTCAGATTCTTGTGCCCACAGGCGGTGGTAAAACAATGTGTATGATTATGGACGCTAAATGGCGGTTCAGTATGCCCATTCCACAGACTATAATTGTTGTTGCTCCTAGAATCCTACTCGCTCAACAGTTATGCGAGGAGTTTCTTGAGCATATTGATAATGTCGAGGTGCTTCATGTTCATAGTGGAGAGACAAACTATATTACTACCACTAATCCAAAGAAAATACAAGAGTGGCATCATAACAGTACAAAGAATCAGTTGATCTTTACAACATATCATTCACTTCACAGAGTCAGACAAGATGTTGAAGCGGATACAGTATATTATGACGAGGCACACAATTCAGTTCAAAAGAATTTCTTTGAGAGTGTCAAGGATAGGTCTAACATCACTAGAAGAAAGTTTTACTTCACTGCTACACCTAAACATCATACATCACAGGAGCGTGGCATGAACAATACAAAAGTGTATGGTCAAGTGATTGCACAAATCCCTGCCCCTGACTTGATTGAGAAGGGTTATATCGTACCTCCACAGATCAAGACTAGAAACTTTAATGTTGGTTTCTATGAGAGTGTAGAGGAGATAGACAAAGAAATGATACTTGATGCTCTTGACAATGAGGAGAGCATGGACAAAGTATTGGTCACTGCTAAATCTACTACCAATATTCACAAATTGATTACTAGAACAGACTTTCAGAGTGAGTGCCATGCTCGTAAGTACAATGTGATGTGGATTACATCAAAGTATGGTGCTATCATCAATGGTAAGAAGATTACACGCAAAACATTTTTCAATTTGATGAATAAGTGGGGCAATGACCCAGACAAAAAGTTTCTATTGTTTCATCATTCTATCCTATCAGAGGGTATGAATGTGTCAGGTCTAAACGCCTGTATTCTATTGAGAAATCTTGATCTCATTACTATGGCACAAACTATTGGTAGAGTCATCAGACTACATAAAGAAGATGCAAAGAGAATCAGTACAGGTGCCTTGAAACCTTGTGTCAAGGGTACTGGATACGTCAAACCATTTGGTAAGATGTTTGTACCAGTTTACAACAATGTTGGTATTGGTACAGAGCGCCGTCTCAATAGTGTTGTTGATACTATTTTCAACAAAGGAGAGGCACAGGTATCGTTATCTAACAGAAAATAGACAACGATACCAATTTATAGTATAATTAAACTATCCAAAGGTCACTAAAATGCACCAAATTGACAAAATCAGACTCAAGTGTCTTACTACTATGGAAGATCACTATGCTACTAGAATTGAACACTTAATTGATGAACAATTACTAGAGGAGGCAGAATCATTATGCCATGAAATGTCAGTAACAGCAGAAGATTTCCTACAAGATGATCTATTCTTAGATGATCTAACCGAGTGGACAGAATCAGAATTGAGAGGCATCTATTTTACAGACTTAAACGACATTGACATAGACAATGGATAAAGAAGAGCGCCAAACTAAAAAAGATTTAATGAAGATAGTTTATCCTAATCATTTAAAATTTTTGAAGAAACTTAAATCAGAATTGAAAAGAGATAAAGGCATCAAACCAAGAAGAAAAGCACGATACAACTATAGACATAAATGAGTGTTCAATCTCTAAATCTATTCTCAATGCCTATAGCAAAGTTTGCTGTGGACAAGTGGGAGAGCAAAAAAGATAAGTTGTTAGAACTTATCAGTTTTGAGGGTTGCGACATAGTAGAATGTCAAACAGACTACTACAAATATAATACTGTATCGCCTTATTTAAAGGATTTTGTAAACATACTTACATCAGACCTAGATGGCATAGTAGAATATTATACACAGTTATTAAGTGATAGATATAGAGGAGATTGCCCCTGCGATAGTGTAGATAAATGGCAACTATGGTCACAGAGATACACTAAAGGACAATATCATGGTGCTCATAATCATGGTTCAATGAATATATCATGTGTATTATATGTTGAATTTGATGAAAAAGAGCACTTTCCGACTACATTTTATAGTCCATTTCCTGACCCTTACTATGGTACAATTAATAAGATTGCGCCTCCAGTAAGTGAGGGAGAGATAATAACATTCCCCTCTATATTATTACATGAGTCGCCTGCTTCAGTATCAGATAAGCAGAGAACTATCATGTCATTCAATATACCTTTAAGATAAATGTACGACATTAAAGTAACACTAACTGATAAACAATTTAATTTGTTAAGTGAAGCATTATTCTACTATTCTGAGGAAAAAGATAATGTAACCAAAGATATAGAAGAATTAGAAGATTTAATTGATCTTAATACAAAGAAAGTAAAGCGAAATAGAAAGTTTGTCAACCCAGAGTGTGACATTTAATAAACTGGCACACAGGTGGTTGTAATTCTATCTCAATATACTATTATATGAATGTGAGAGGCATGGGTGGGCGACCCCAGAGGAAAATGCCCTTTAAGTCGAACCTCTCTCACATTCTCTTGGGTGTATGAGAGTTAATTCTAGATCAACATACTTAATGGTAGTTCAAACAGTTGCGTACTCAACTACCGCCCGACCACTTTACAAACTGGCACATAGATGGTTGAAAACCTAGTGCCATGTGTTATAATGGTTGTATGAAGAACAAACACTTAGAACATATTGAAGATCATATACTTGAGGGTAAGCAAGGTGCGATCAATGCTATCAACTTCTTAGATACCAAACAGAGTCAGGTATCAGTAAAGTATGATGGCGCTCCTGCTATAGTATATGGAACTAACCCTGAGAATGGCAAATTCTTTGTAGGAACTAAATCAGTATTCAACAAGAGAAGAATCAAGATAAACTATACTCACACAGATATTGAATCTAATCATGGACATATACCTAGAGTTGCTTCGATTCTACATATATGTCTAGACAGACTACCACAGAATGATGGCATATATCAAGGCGACTTTATTGGTTATGGTGGTTCAGATACTCACACGCCCAATACTATTACATACAAATTTGATAATGTAATTGATGACATTATTGTTGCCACTCATACACAGTATATTGGTGCTACCATACAAGAGTTAGATGCTAAGTTTCATTATAGAGAATCTAAGAGTTATGGTGTTCACTTTATTGATACAGGTGCATCAATATCTAAAAGACATTTCAGATTGAACTTACTTATTACACTTGCCAAAACTGTAATACCATTTGTCAAGTTTCCAGACAGTAATGATATACCACAGTTGAAAGTAAGTATCAACAGTTATATACGCTCAGGTCAATCACTTGATGCAGACAAATTGGCGAGTGATACAGGATACTCTAAAAACTTATTTCATTTATACAATATGATAATTGAGATAAAAGAATTACTCATGGAAGGTATCACTACTACAGAGAATGTTCAATGTCTATTTGATAGTGTGCCTTATGAACATGAGGGTTATGTAATGTCTAACAAATATGGTACATTCAAACTTGTAAAACGTCAACAGTTCAGTTACGCAAACTTCAACAACAGACAGTTCAGATAGTGGCACACAGGTGGTTGTATTCTGATCTGGTGCCTATACAATAATAATATAACAAACAAACAATTATGAAAAAAGTTTCACTCAACTTTATTGTGGATAACTTAACCGAGTTAGGTTGGGATTATTCATGTGGCAGAATGTCAAGATCAGGCATGGAAATCTATGATGGTATCATGCGCCATGTTGGTATTATAGAAGAGACAGAGCATTGGAATGAAGATGTCTATGCTGATTCTAACGGAGATTGGTAGAATGAAAGTATCACAATTAATTGAGTGGTTATCTCTACAAGATAAAGATGATGACGTAACCTTTTACTATCTCAAGAATGATACTCTAACTAATTGTCAGTTAGAAACCATTATTGAAACTGACATGGGTGTAGAGTTTACAATTCAAGATACAAGCGAACTACTAGAGGAGGCAGTGTAATGCACACATATATTTTCAGAGATTTCAATGATTTGAGAGATCCAGAGGGCGTACATGGTTGCCATTTCAGACCAACAAAAACTCATGTAAGTGAGAAGTATGGCAGACATTTCTTTATTGACATTGGTATGCACTTTGTAAGTGCTCCTAGTCTTGAGAAGGGCGGATATGATGAAACACAGTTAGACTATGTTGGTTCATGGACAGACCTAGAAGGCGTAGTATTACAGGATTTGTTCGACATTTATCAGAATATGGTATTTGAATATCATCAAGAAGAGATAGATGCAGAGAGAGCAAACTATTATGAACTAGAGGAGGCAGTTGAAAAGGGCGAGATAACCTATTTGTAAACTGGCACATGGGTAGTTGATATTTCATATCACTGCCCTATAATAATACTATAACAAACAAACATTATGGAAATCCCAGAAAACAAAAAACAATTCGAGATTACCGAAAAGTTTATCGGTTGGGGTTCTGCTTTTGTATGGGCAGAAACCGCAGAAGAAGCAATCCGCCTTTATGAGAAGGGCGAGTATGATGACTATGAAACTGATTTTGACAATTTTCAAGATTATGAATTTGTAGATATTGAAGAAGTAAACCCTGCCTTTTATACAAAATGAGTTACACTAATAACGAAACAGCACTTCTTACTTTGATTTCAAACATCAATAACCAATTTTATTATATTGGAGAAGAAGATGACAAAGTAGCACCTATTGATGTAAAGAAATTTACTGAACATTGTGTTGCCTTTATTGATTCTTTGGAGATAGAAAAATGAAGCAAACCGCTTATCTTATTACAGATATTACCTTTGATTTTACAGATAGTCAAGGCGAGATAGACAAAGAAGAGCAAGAAGATATAGTATTCAATACTAAGGGCGTATGGTACGCCTTTGATGAAGAACATCTTATTGACAAAATATCAGATACTACTGGTTGGTGTATATCTGATATAGATTTCACTACTGACTTAATACACCCATTAACATCAATTAAATAAAATGCAAACAGTTCCCTATTATGACTTGCCCCAGAGTCCAATATTGATTATTGGATTCTTTGGTATTATGTTCACTCTAGTATTACTCTACTTTGTAAATAGAGCATACTTCAATAGTCCATTAAATGAGGACAAGAAAATTAAATGACTCTATCTAAAGAAACAATAGACAAATTAGCAGAGGCAATAACATTAGAGGTTATTGACTATATTAGCAATTCGCCTAAAACTAATACATTTTTGTATTCAATGATAAATGAGGCGTTATGCGAAAAACTAGGAAATAAAAATGAAGATGGTAGTTGCTCTTTTGATGGTAGTCAACTTGCCCCTGCTGTACTGGATAAAATGACACTATCATTAAATCCTACATTTATGCCTTCTGACCCTGCCACTTTATAAACTGGCACACAGGTGGTTGAATCACCTCTATCACCACATTATAATAAGTACATAACAAACAAACAATCATGTCAACTAATTCAAGAATCGGACTAAGACTCGCTGATGGTTCAATCTTATCAGTATATCATCACTGGGACGGATACCCACAGTGGTTAGGCGTTACTCTTAATCAACAGTATCCTACAAGAGAAGATGTTGCGGAACTTATTGATGGTGGTAACATGAGTTGTTGCTATACTCAATCAGGTTGGGAAATCGAAGATGAAGAGAAGTTAAAAGGATTACCATACAAACCTCTATACTACACAGAGAGAGGCGAGTCAATGGAAGAAAATGCTCCTAGACTTCACAAAACTACTTCACACTTTTTTGAGGACACTAATAAGTGTTGTGGAGAGTATGCTTACATTAAGGAACTAGACGGAACTCTAGAATGTTATGCTATTTCATACTGGAATGAAGAGACTAGAGACTTCAATGACGTATTCACACCTATCAAACAAGAGATACCCGCTGACTATCCACAGGAGTTGATGGCATGATCTATCCAAACGACTTAAAGACAACACTATTCTCAGAAATAGCGGAAATCCTAGAGGAGGCGGACAATTCCGCCCAATATGATATAGTTGATGCTATGATCGAACTAATGAATGAAGATCAGTTGAATCAACTAAGTGACATAATTACAAATTTGTATCCTAAAGACTAATGAATGACCCTACTCTTACAGCGGCAGAGTGTGACGCTTTAATTCACTTAATATTGAAAACACCTAACAGACTAACTGATAAATTTAGTGATGACTTTCAAGTCAATTTTAGAACTATTAGAAAAAAGTTAGGACATTTAGCAGATATTCAAGATGGCATACCACAGATGGGTGTGCCAGTTGACTAAGTTGCACAAGGGCAGTTGAAATTCAGTTTCACTGCCCTATAATAATAATATAACAAACACAGAGGTTTTTATGAACTCAGGTCAATCATCTACTGAACTGAATGATATGTTAACACAGTTCACAGAATATGTCTATTCATTCTATGGTGCTCCTGATGCACTATATCCTATGGGTGCTACTAAAGTAGATATTATTAGTGCTACCTATGACTATCTAAACGCTATTACTACTCTCAATAATGAGAGATTCACTTGGGGCGATGGCGATTCTATTGATAGAGAGAGAGTCAGAGACTTCTTAGTCAGAAACTACGGATATTCCACAGATTTTGATGGTGGTAGTCTATGGGCACTTGATGGTACATCACTAGATCAGGAGGCAGAGTAATGAACAGAGATTACATGGCAAATATGCTTTTCAATATTAATGACGTTGTTGAAACAATACAAGGTCATTCAATTAATGATGACATTATTGAAGAGTATGATGCAAGTCAATTTGAGAGTGAACCAAAAACATTAATGGATATTCCAAAAGATTGGGAAGGTTCAAGTATTTCGATTGGCGATTGCCTTTTAGATTTGCAGACTCATATTAATGAGTTATACAACTATTTTTCAGAGGAGGCAGAGTAATGGCATATTGTGATAGGTGTGGAAATTTTGATGAATCACACAGAGAGTCTATGGATTATCCAAAAGACTCTCAACATTGTATTCAAGATTATCAACCTGACTTATATTACTATTGGGATAGTCCAATAGAAGAGATTTACTATTGGCGTGATGCTGTGCCTCATGCGGATTGCCTTTGCGAAATATGCTTTGATATTCTAAACGAAGAAAAGAAAATAATCTGGGCAGACCACTAGGTAGTGTGCCAGTTCAAATACTGGCACATAACCAGTTGAATTACAATTTCACGCTACTATAATAGTAGTATAACAAACACAGAGGTTTTTAAAATGACTCTAACAAGAGATTTCAGTTATGAACAACTTGTAACTATCAAGGCATTCTTTACTGATGCAGAATGGGAGACAATTAGTGCTTCTCTTGAGGATTATGAGTGTTACGCTAATGATGAAGCGGCGGAAGAAGATTTGATTGGTGGTATTCCAGTTATGGATAGAATTAACTCTATTGATGACAAGATTAATCACTTATACAGGAGGTTAGGTTAATGGACAAAAAAGATATGAAAAAATTGTGTGATGATGCCTTTGATGTATTAGAGGTATTGGAAGATACAGTATCACATATATGTGACGAGAAAAAACTTAGTGGACTCAAGGTTTATACCTTTATAAGAGAGTTTGCTACACTTAAATTACAAGAGTTCCCCGAACCATTTAGTATAGAGGTAGATTAATGCAGAAACAAAACAAACAAAAAATGTTAGAGGCACAGAATCTAACTGACAAGCAATTCGCTGCTCTTAAAGAGTACTATGTTGACGCTATTGTTGAAGGTATGTCAACTAAAGATTTAGTTCATTATGTAACTGAAGATATGCAGAAGTGGATAGATTCGCTTACATTTAATGATGCTTTGGTAGAGTTAGAAGAATACTTTGATGAGTGTTTTACAGATACTATTGATGAGGTAATTGCTAATGTTGAATGATAGCGAACTAAGAACACTTATTAATGTAGTTGACAATTATGTAGAGGAAATTGAAAACTTTGATAGTGATATTGATGAAAAAGAAGTAGTCACTATTCTATTGAAGTTAGAGGATATGCTAACCAATCGTGGCGTGAATGTCAAGAGTGTGTGTGACAGTTAATAAAGTGGCACATGGGTAGTTGAATTACGATTTCACTGCCCTATAATAATAGTATAACAAACACAGAGGTTTTATGAAAAAAGTTAAACCAAACCAAACATACAATATGCACGAAATTGGTGTTGTATTGAAGGGTTATCAAATCAATAACGCTATGGAGAATGCTTGGGCAACAATTCACAGTTATAATGATGGGAACTTTAAAGGCGATCTACAAAAAGCAATGGAAGTCTTAACATTACAGTATATCAAGGAGGGCAATTACTAATGAGTTGTTTACAGAATGAAATCATACTTGAATCATTATATGAGCAAGTATTAGAAGAGCACCCAGAATTATCTGAACTGGAAGCGATTAGACTAACCGAAGAATTATTCGAGGATTTAGCGCAATGAAAACTTTAATACTAACCGATCAAGAGTTTAATAAACTCTATGAAGTATTTGAACCAACTTACATTGCCTTGAAAGGCAGAGTAGAATTGAAATCTGACCTTTATGAAAGTAATATAAGAAATTATATATCACATGATATTATTACAAAAATGAGAAATTTAGATGGTGGTTTATGATGACTAGGGAACAACAAATTAAAGACTATGTAAGAGATCATTACAAATATTATGGATTTTATCCCTATGATGTTGTATTGAATATGGATACAGAGCAAGAAGAAACTCTCACTAGAGAAGAGTATATGGCGATTTACAATAAAAAGTAAACCCATTGTGTGCCAGTTATCAAAGTGGCACAATAGCAGTTGTTATTGGATTTCATGCTACTATAATAATAGTATAACAAACAAAGTTACATGAATTTCAAAAGAAATCCAAACACTAACTCAATCACTTTAACTTTTGATAGTGGTAGAGTATCCGATCTAAAGAATGCTTTAGACTTCGCTATTGATAATGACAATTCACTTGGGATAAGTGATGTTATTGATCTCACTTGTATGAGTGACTTGCTTGAGGAGGCATTAGCATGAATCAAGAAGTATATGAAGCGGTGCTAAAGTCTTATGACGAGGGCGATTTTGAGTTTTTCGATTTGAAAAACGATTTGTACTATCAATTATTTTATGGAGGCAGTGACTATGAACTTTGCGATTAGAGAACTTGAGTACTTACTTGAGTGCTTGAACTTTCACTATTCTGAACATAGTGATGAAAAAAGTAAATACATGGCACTTAATTGTGAACTATGTTATAGACTTGAAAACGATATGAAACAACAAAAAGAAGTTTATCGTTTACAAGGGCGTGACTATACTGGTGTTCAATCAGTTGTTAATCAAGTTGACCCTTATGGATTAGAGTCCATTACTGAAGGCGACTACGATTCAGAGGGGAATTGGATACATGAATGAATATAGAGTTATTGCTTCAAGAGTAACAAATTATGTTGCATATATTGAAGCGGAAGATGAGCAAGAAGCAGAATTACTTGCTCTTAATGGTAACACAGATTGGCAATTTCTTGATGATGATGACTATGAAGTCTATGAAATTGAGGAGGCAGATTAATGAAATTAGACATAACATTAAATGAACTAAGTATCATTAATTGCGCCTTAGATGACTACTATGACTTTATGGTTGCATATTATAGGACTAGCGAATATTATGAATGTAAAGAAATTAAGTCAATTAGAGATAGAGTAGATGCTATTACATTCAAAGAAAAAGAGAAAGTAGCAAAAAAGCAAGCAAGTCAACCTAAACCTGAATGGTAAGAAAGTCAACCTGAAGTGTGCCACTTATCAAACTGGCACACTATATGTTGTTTTATGCTTTCATGCTATTATAATGATAGTATAAACAAACATAGGAAATTATGCAATTTCAATCTGAATCACTCAATACAGTTGTTGACTACTATGAGGTTAAGTATTTTATCCCCTATGGCACTGAAGTCAGTAAGAATGTTAGACTTAAGGTAGTCACTTATAAAGGTAAGACATTTGAGAGAGCACCTATTAATGTATATGACATGGCGGAGGAGATCGACATTTTACTTGAAAATAACTATGCTGTAACTATCAATACAAAAAGACCTGCTCAGTTTATGGGTAAAATGACAGTTGACAAAGTGGCACAAGCAAGGACTAAATTCTAGTCCTATCCACTATAATAGTAATATAACATACAAAGGCATTATGAGTTACGTTAATCCTACTGACCAATTCAGATATGAGATCGAAACAGAATCGCATGATCTAGGTATTACTTACGTTTATACTGATGATGTTGACAATGCTGTTCAATACTGTTGTGACGTATCTAGAGATTATCAGACAGCATACTCACTTGTTAGAGATAAGTTTACAGGCGAGATTTTAAAAGTCAAGTCCAGTTAGGACACTTTATAAAGTGGCACACTGCCACTTGAATCCATTATTCACGCTACTATAATAGTAGTATAACAAACATAGGAGATCATGCCCTACACTACTGAACAATTTAACAATGATGTTCAAAAGTTAAGAGACTTAATGAACAAGTGTGAAGAGTTAGAAAAGAAAAAAGTCATCAAACTTGGAACTAATGTTAAGTCCAAAATACATGATGATCTAGAGGGCAGTGTAGTCCTATTGGATAGAAGCAGTAACTATGCTGTAGTCAAAACTCATATAACTGACTATGAGATTATGACAGTTGAAGCATACTTAAGTGATCTGGAGGCGGTATAATGTTTATAAACAATACTCAAAAACAAGTAGTTGATGCTCTCAATCAACGTAAGTATTTAAAGTTGAATGACGGATTAAGAATAAGGGCGATAGATTCTCGAACTACTGGAATCTATGCCTATGGGCGTAAATTTGCAGAAGTAGTATATAAAAATGATTTTCTTGATGATGTTGTATCAAGTGAGACTCACTATATTATAGAAGAGTTTTTGACATTTTACATTAAATCAAACATAGCGGATAAATGGAAAAAGTTTTTTGATAAGGTGCTTTTTTCTAACATACTAGGGTGCGGAGTGTCAATAGATGATGTGCCAGTAATTAAAGTGGCACAAGCAGTGTAGATTTCATATTTCAATCCATTATAATAAGTACATAACAAACAAACATAGGTTTTTCAAAAATGACCAAAACAGAGAGACTAATCAACAGAATCAAAGAAGTTGAGAACTTTGAAAATGTTGCATGGGTATGCAAGAATTTTTCAGATTTTTGTGATGAAGTGCTCGAGTGGGGAGTAGATCACGCTGCAGGCGTGGATTTTGATGATCCTGACCTTGATTTTGATGCACTTGACAATGCTATTGCATCAATCGGTTTACCACCATCAGAGTGCTTATAATGAAACAAGAATTAAACGGAACTGAATCACTTGATGAATTATTCGCTCTATATGACGATAATTTACTCAATTACTTTGCGGGCATGAGTCCATCAGAATCAAAACGATTCAATAAAATGATTAAAAACAACAAAAGGAGAAAATCTTGAAACTTGACTTAAATACCGAACAATTAGAGTTTTTACAGTTCATTCTTGACAACTTTGAATATAATGATGATGAAGAAAGGGCGTTAAAAGACTCTATTGAATCCCAGTTATATGAGGTAAGGGAGCAAGATTTACTTATTGCTATGAAAATAGCGTCATCACACATTAACCCATTAGGAGGCAATTAATCATGGACACTTCAAAACTTAGTGACGTTAGTGTTAACGTTAACCTAACATTTTACCAGTTGCAAATTTTGAGAGAACTTGCTATTGAAGAAAAGCGTGCTCTATTTGAGGAGAGCGGAGGTGCTTTTGAAGATGACTACATTACAGAATTAATGTTAATAGATGAAAGTCTAGTCAACGTATTAGACCAAACAATAGTTAATAATAGTGATAAAGTTAGTGAATCTAATTATGACTATGAGATTAAATCTTTGAACTTTAGTTGACAGTTTTAATGAGTGATTAATCGTGCTTAATTGTTACTTAGTGGCGTACATCAATGCTTCGCGCTTATTGTTATAAGTCCACTAATTAACAATTTTATCGTGTAATTCGTCTTTATTAGTCTTACATTATCCTAGTCACTTTGAGGCGAACGAAATTTTTTTTAGAAATAATGTAGTGCTTAAGTATAACATAAGCGTGGAAAGTTTCCCCACTAAATATAAACATAAGAAGGAAATATGCGTGCTATTGTTGACATTTAGTGCAATATCTGTTAGAATTAAATGTAATCTACCGCCTCAATCTTATGGACTCTCATTCTCAATCAGTAGATAAAGTTACCCGCTATCGTGTAACAATAGATTTTACAGTAAGTGAAGCAAACTGTATGCCCCCAAGTAACTGGAATTGGAATAAGTTACTAGAATTAAATGATAGTAACCGAGAGAGAATAAAGTCGTTATATGTTGAAAATCTGGGAGAAATTGCCTATACTAAGTGTAGCACTAAGGAGGCAATCTAATGGGCAAAGTAAAGCAAACTGTCAATAAATGCTTCGAGGATAGTGAAGCGTTTATAAAGAGATTATCAGATAGTGATGATAATTTTAGTGATGACATTTACGAAGGTTATGTAACAGAAATTGAGTACGAATCTTATGACCCATAGTGAAGCAAATAGGTTGCTAAGTGCGCCCTTATTTAATAAGAATGAATTGGCACTTATTAAGTTATTAGTATTAGAATCCCTTAGTAAATATGATTCAATTAGTGAAGCAAACTGTAAGGGAAATATCTATAAGTTACTAACAACAATTAAGACAAAAGTACATGAATTAAGTAATGAATTATAATGCTATTTTAGATGCTATTTGCTTCATTTAAGCACATTAATTGCAAATATTCAAAAACATTTAAAAAGGTAAAATAAACATATAAGTGTTTATTATCTCTTTATACATTTTTAGATAAAATATAAAGAATTAATGCTACTTCTTATAGACATCTAGGGGCGCATTATATCACAAAACCGCAGAAAAGTCAAGAGGCACTGTGCCACTTTATGAACTGGCACAAAGGGACTTGCATAATCCTGTCAAGTATGATAGGGGGAGAATTGTAACAAATTGATATAATTATTGCGGAGCAGCATGAGTGTCGAAAAGTTTATAGATCCTACCCCGAATCTCTTATATACCAATTATAGGGCATCGGAGCGGACTTGTCAACCACTTATGCTGCCTAGTGTGCCACTTATTAAACTGGCACATGGCCTGTTGTATTGGCATTAAGAGGCATTATAATAAGTACATAACAAACATCATTCTTAAAACACATGAGAGTAATTGAAAAGAACATGAACACCGCTATCAGAAACGGCAAGGACTTCCGCTCTGGTAACACTTCTGTTACTCATTCAATTAACGCCGCTGGACAGAGAGAGGCGATTATCAAATTACACGGCAATCACATTGCTACAGTAATGAATGATACAATGCTACTATTTGACGGCGGTTGGCAATCTAATACAACTAAGAGCAGATTAAATGCTTTATGCTATGAGTTTGCCACAGGGTTCAGCGTAATCCAGCGTAATTGGGACTGGTTCGTGGCAGACTTCCACGGCAACCGCCAAGACTTCGCCGACGGATTCGAGTTGGCGATATCATAGGACAGTTAAACAAACTGGACCAAGGGGGCTTTATTAAGTCCCTTTTTTATTGTATAATAGGACCAATTACAACAGACACACATGGCCGCAAACAACATTAAGCAGCAGACTACATTAACAATGGCCGATGGCCGCCGCATTAAGTACACGGTATTAAAGAGAAGCAGTGCTGGTGCCACTATGGCCAAGCGTAGCTGGAATAACGCCGCCCCTAAAGGCAGCTTTATGCACGCTGGCATGCCAACACACATGGCACACATTAACACAGGTAACAAGGCAAGTAAAGCCGCATAGTGACACTTTAACAACTGTCACATGGCCTCACATATGTGGGGTCTTTGTGTGTATAATAATAATATAAACAAACACAGGTAACACACATGAGAAACGGAATTGATCAACCTTACACAGGGTTAACACAGGACCAGTATCATGATCTAAATATTAAACTTTACGACCTTATACAGAGTCTAGAATATAAAGTAGACTCACCTGACTTAATTAATGCACTTAAGGTTAACTTAGACTGGTTTGAAATGAATGATGTAGCCCTAGATGAATTCTAGGGTAAGGACACAGCTGGCTATACTCACACTTTAGCCAGTTGTTTTGTTTATTATGTTCCTTGTTATAAAAACCGATAAGTCCCTAACCTACAACGAACCAAAATCGAGAGCTATATATTATTCGTATTCAAAAAAATTTTGGATATAAAAAATGCCCCAGTAGGTTGACTCTAGGCAGAGGTTGTGTTATACTTAAGGAGTAAACAAACAGTAAAGCACATGATTGAAGGAGTTGTATTAACACTTGTATTGATGACCTTTTGTATAGGTTCAGCAATCGGTATCGTAAACTATGG